TGTCGCTGACCCTCCGTACGCTGGGCGGAACCCCGGCCGCGGGGGGTGATGTATCCTGCTCGGCGTAGAATGTCTGACATGCACTCGGATCCCGCTCCGTCCGTGACCGTGACGTTCCCGCCCGGCTGTTACCCGGCGCTGATCGGGGTGTTCTGCGACCGGCCGGGCTGCGCCGCCGTCCACGAGGCCGACTACCTCGTTCACGAGCGCGACGATCAGGCGACGCGGTTCGGCTATGCGCGCGCGGAGCTGCGCCGGGAGGGGTGGCGCTGCGACGAGTCGGGCGACTTCTGCCCTGCCCACGCGGGGCCGCCGTCGTGACCGGCACCGGGTCGACTCGGCGCCCGTTCGAGCCGCGTGGGCTGCCGCGGGTGATCCGGATCCCGGGGGCGGTCGCGCCGATCGTGTTCGGCCCGTTCCCGGACCAGGCGGCGGCGCGGCGCTTCCTCGACCGCAACCCGTTCCCGACGTTCGAGGTCGACGTGCTGTTCCCGCCCGACGACGTCAAGGGCTACCGATACCAGTGATCGTCGAGCTGTCGTGGGCGGAGTTCCTCCGCGCGAAGAGGGTCGGGCTGCGCCGGTTCGAGTCCAGCGAGGGGCGCGGGCTGAACGCGGCGTCGTCGTATCGGCGCGGGTGGGTCGAGCGTGTCCACGACGACATCATCGGCGCGTGTGGTGAGCTGGCGTTCTGCCGCGCGATCGGCGTCGAGTGGGACGAGTCGGTGGATCGGTTCCACTACGCGGCCGATGTCGGGGTGTGCGAGGTCCGGGCGACCCGGTACGCGGACGGGTGTCTGATCTACCGGGAGCACGAACCGGCGGATCGGTGGTACTACCTGGTGACCGGCGACCCGCCGAGGATGACGGTCCGGGGGTGCGTGCTGGGCCGCACGGCGATGGTGCTCGGACGGAAGGTGCGGCCTCGGGATGGGCGTCCGGCGTGGTTCGTGGCGCAGGACGACCTCGTCCCGCTCCGACCCCGCCCGACACATTCCCCGCCGAGCGTGTAGTATCGAAGACGAGTCCAGCGGGGAGTCCTCCGGCCGAAAAGCGCTCGGGACGGCGCGAGGGTAGGTCGGCCCCGGCTGCTCATGAGCAGTACCGCCTGCGGCCGGTCACCTCTCCCACAAGGTGACCGGCCGCAGGCGCATCGAGGAGGATTCACCGCATGATCTTCTCCGGGACGTGTCCCGCAACGCTGGAAGTGATCGACCGGGCCGACGACGCGGTGCGGCTGCGCATCGACCATGTCGGCACGACCGACGCGATCGTCATCGACCTGCCGCCCGCCCGGGTCGACGAGCTGATCGACGAGCTGACCGAGATCCGGAAGGGTCACCGGTGAGCGGCGGCGGCGATGGCGTGCTGTGTCCGAACTCGACACGCGCCCGCGAATGCGGATGCGCCGCGCGTGGGCTCGACCCCACCATCGAGCACGTTCCTGAACCCTGCGACGCGTGCGCGGCGGCCGGGGTGATGTGCAATCTCGTGCTCGGGGAGCGCTACTGCGACGGTTCGCCCGCTGACGTCGTGGACACGCCGATCTAAGATCGGGCGATGCCCATCACCACCGGCAAGGTCCCGAAGCGGCCCGAGGACCGGGCCCGGCGCAACGCCGCCGCGGGATGGGTGCGGGTCCTGCCTACCGAACCGTACGGCGGCCCGATCCCCGACTTCCCGGTGCCGTCACGGATCAAGTCCGAGCGGGTCCGCGACGAGACGTTGTGGGAGTTCATCTGGCGGTCCCCGCAAGGGCACGCGTGGGCGACGATGGGCCCGCTGGTCGTGCTCGAACTCGCGCGCTACGTGCGGCTGCACCGCTCGTCGTCGGACAAGGCCGCCGCCGAGATCCGGCAGATCGGGGACCGGTTCGGGATGTCGCCGCTGTCGATGGCCCGGCTGCGGTGGACCGTCTCGGACGACGCCGAGGCCGACCCGGCGCCGCTGGCGTCGGTGAGCCCGATCTCGATCGTCGCCGACTAGTCCCTCATGCCGTGGCGGCCGATCGTCCACCCCGATGGCACCGTGGACCGGTACCCGTCGCTGGGCCGCGTGGTGATCCCGTTCATGACGACGCACCTGGTCGTCCCCGACGGGCCCGGCGCCGGTGAGCTACTGCGGCTGACCCCCGAACAGGTCCGCTTCATCATGCGCCTGTACGCGGTGGATCCGCTGTTCCGCGGCCCGGCGATCGTCGGCGGCTCGCTGGTCAACGCGCGGGTGATCCACCGGGCGATCCTGTCGCGGGCGAAGGGTTGGGGGAAGTCGCCGATCCTGGCCGGTCTGTCGATCGTCGAGGCGCGCGGCCCGGTCGTGATGGACGGCTGGGACGCCGAGGGCCAGCCGGTGGGCCGCCCGTGGGACTCGTTGGGGTTCCGCGCGAAGGTTCAGGTGATCGCCACTTCGGAGGACCAGACCGCGAACACCTGGGAGCCGCTTCTGGACATGGTCCGGTCGCCGGTGTTCCTCGACTCCGACGCCGGGCAGGGTGTCGAGCCGATGGAGACCTTCGTCAAGCTGCCGCGCGGCCGGATCGAGTTCACCACGTCGAGCGCGACCAGCCGTGAGGGTGGGCGGCCGGTGTTCGCGACCCTCGACCAAACCGAGTCGTGGTCGGTCACCAACGGCGGGGTGAAGCTCGCCGAGGCGGTCCGTCGAAACCTGACGAAAACCCAAGGGTGTTCGGTGGAGACCCCTAACGCCTATCTGCCGGGCAACGACTCCGTATCTGAGCGCTCGTTCAAGGCGGCGAAGTCGCGGCGCGGGTCGGCCGCTGAGCACATCCTGCTCGACCACCGCGAGGCGCCGCCGGAGACCGACCCCGAGGACGATGCGAGCCTGCGCCGCGGGCTGGAAGTGGCCTACGGCGACTCGGCGGACACCCGCGGCGGGTGGGTGAACCTCGATCGGGTCATCGACGACTTCCGGGACCCGAACGTGGACGCGCAAGACGCCCGCATGTACTACCTCAATCAGGTCACTCCGGCGTCTACGGCGTGGGTGTCACCGGTGGAGTGGGCGGCGCGTGCCGCCGTGGACACGGTCGTCCCGGACCGGGCGCTGATCACGCTGGGGTTCGACGGGTCGCAGCGCCGCGCCCGCGGGATCGTCGACGCGACCGCCCTGATCGGGTGTGTCGTGTCCACGGGCCACGTGTTCGAGATCGGGGTATGGGAGCAGCCCCGCGGGGAGGCCGGGAAGGATTGGGAGCCGCCCCGTCCGGCGATCGAGGCCGCTGTGCGCAGCGCGTTCGAGCGCTGGACGGTGTGTGGCTTCTTCGCCGACCCGGCACGATGGATCGACGAGGTGTCGCGGTGGGAGGCCACCTATGGTCCGCGGCTGAAGGTGCGGGCCACGCAGGTTCACCCGATCCAGTGGTGGATGACCGGCGGGCGGACCACGCAGATCGTCAAGGCGGTCGAGAACGCCGAGCACGCGATCCGGGACGGGTCGATGACTCATGACGGGAGCTACGCGCTGACGACGCACGTGCTCAACGCGCGGCGGCGGGAGACGACGTCGGGGATCACGGTCGGGAAGGATTACCCCGACTCGCCCCGCAAGATCGACGCGGCGGTGGCGATGCTGCTGGCGATGTGGGCGCGCGCCGAGGCGGTCGCGAAGGGCCTCGCGCGGGAGCGGCCGAAGCGCCGCTCGTACGGCTTCTAGACTGGGGGCCGGTCGGGTGTCCCGGGGTGTCTCGGCCGTCCGCCCCGCCCCCGTGGTTTGAGCCTCAGGCTCACTGCTGCGGGGGCGGAGTGCGGTCTAGTCGGCGAGGGCGTCCTGAAGGCTCTCGTACACGTCCTCTTCGGCCTGCGCGGTGAGCATGGCGTAGGCCGTGAGCAGGCCGTCGCGGCGCCCGCGCTCGCGGATGAGCCGCGCCGAGCTGGCGGGTCCGCGGCTCAGCTCGTAGGCGGCGCGGTGGGACTGGCGGAGTTCGATCCAGAGGCGGTCGCGGAACTCGGCGACGGATCCCCGGGCGGTGTCACGTTCGAACAGCAGGGCGTCGTGCCGGGCGCGGGTGTCCTCGGTGGTCATCGGGATCTCCTTAGCGGGGGGTCGGGTCGGTGGCGTATGCCCGGTCATATGCGGCCTCGACCAGCGCCATGACGCGGTCGGTGGGCAGGCCGAGGTCGTTGACGCAGACCTCGGCGGCGCGGTCGAACGCGTCGTCGTCGTTCTCGATGTCGATGCCGAAGGCGTAGTCGCGTGCGGCGGCGACGACGGACTCAAACGCGCGGATCTCCCGCTCGCCGATTGGCCGGGTGGGGTTCGCTGACGTCATGGCACAGACATTACACGCTGCCCCGGGATTGTGCTACCCGGCTGTGATGTCGGACCGGACGTGTCCACGTCCGTACGCTCTCCCCCGTGACCTCTCCGGTGAGCTTGAGCCCGATCGCATGGCTGGAACGGCTCGCCCCCCGGATCGCCGACCCCGACCGGCAGCTCACGATCGACAAGTTCCGCCGGTACTACTCCGGTGACCACGACCTACCGGCGGGCCCGTCGCAGATGTCGGACGCGTTCCGCTCGTTCCAGGCCAAGGCGCGGACGAACCTGTGCGGGATCTGTGTCCGGTCGGTGGCCGACCGGATGGAGGTCATCGGCTACCGCGAGCGGGACCGGACCGCGAACGAGCGGCTGTGGGCGCTGTGGACCGCCTCGGGGATGGTCGCCCGGCAGTCCACCATCTGGCGCAAGGCGCTCTCGCTCGGCTCGGCCTACGTCGTGGTCGGCCCGGATCCGCGACGCCGCGACGCGCCCCGGTTCACCATCGAGGGACCCGACCGGATCGCGGTCGAGCACGACCCGGGGGATCCGCTGGTCCGGCTCGCCGCCGCGCGGGTCTGGCATGACGCGCTGGCCCGGCGCTGGCACGCCACGATCTACCTTCCGGGGTGGCGGCACTACTTTCAGACCGTCGCCGAGCACGTCTCCCCGTGGGCGACCGACACCGACCGGTCGCAGGGCTCGTCGCTGAGATTGAACGCCACGAAGTGGCAGACCCGGCTGCCGTCGGAGCGCTCGACCCCGGACATCCCGGTGATCCCGTTCTACAACGGGGAGGAGGGCGACGAGCCGCTCGCCGAGTTCGCCGGGGAGGGCATCGACGTGCAGGACCGGATCAACCTGACGGTGTTGAGTCGGCTCACCACCGAGCGGTACCAGGCCTACCGGCAGCGCGGGCTGGTCAACTTCGAACCGGCCGAGGACCCGATCACCGGTCTGCCGATCCCGCCGTTCCGGCCGGGCTCTGATCAGATCTGGACGGTGCCCCCGGCGGCGCCGGGCGACCCGGAACCCAAGTTCGTGGATCTCCCACCGTCTGACACGGCGAATATCTTGCGTGCAGTCGAGTCGGACATCAGATCGTTTGCCATGGTGACGATCACGCCGGTCTACTATCTGCCGGGCGGTGATCTGATCAACGTGGCGGCCGATGCGCTGTCGGCGCTGGACACCGGCCACAACGCGAAGGTTCGGCAGAAGTCGGGGCTCTGGACGGGCCCGCTGTCGCAGATGTGGCAGCTCGCCGCCGACGTCGCGGGCCTCGGGGTGACCATCGAGCCCGAGGCGATCGCGTGGGCCCGGCCGGAGTCGGCGCACCCGGCGGCGGTCGCCGACTACGTCTCGAAGATGGTCGCCGCGGGGGTGCCGTTGACGATCGTGCTCGAAGAGATCGGATGGGGGCCGGAGCGGATCGAACAGGTCCGCACCGAGGTCGCGCAGGCGCAGATTCAGGCCTCCGTGCTCGCCGCCCGGACCGCGGCGGCCGGGCAGCCTGCCGGTAGAGTCAACGGACAAGCCACGACGACCGGGGGTAGTCCGAATGGATCACAACAGCCGCGAGGGGGAGGGCCTGCCGCTGGGCCCGCTGGATCTCGTGTTCCCGGCCGACGTCCGGCGAACGCTGGGGCGGCACCCGGTGGACGCTGACCCCGGCGAGGGTCTCGCGCTCGCGCTGGTCCTGGTGATGATGCTGTCGGCGATCCCCGCGCAAGCCGTCGCGATCGCGTGCGGGCTGGGGGTGTTCGTCGCGGTCGTGATGACCCTGGCGATCTACGATGAGACGCACGTGCCCCGCAAGCCGTGACCCTCGCCGAGCTGACAGCGCTGGTCGCCGAGCTACGCCGCCAGACCGTGGACACCGCCCGCGGCATGTTCTACGGGATGGCCCAGTACCGCGACACCGACGCGGTCGAGTTCGTCTCCCGGTTCCTGCCGGTCCTGCGCGCCGGACAGCGCACCATGGCTCAGCTCGTCGCCGCGTACCTGGCCTACTCCGCGGCCGAGTCGTTGCCCGTGTCCACGGCACGCCAGCCCGGGAACCTCATCCTGCCCCCCGGCATCCCCGACGTCGACGTCCTCGACCGCGACGGGGTCGACATGTGGGAGGTCTATCAGCGGCCCTTCCGGACCGTGTGGACCTACCTCGCCGATGACCGGCCGATGACCGAGGCGGTCGAGGCGGGCGGGCTGCGCGTCGCCGAGATGACCGAGATGGACCTACAGCAGGCCGAGTCGAAAGCGTTCCGGTCCGGGATGGAGCGCCTGCCCGACCCGGTCCGGCCCCGGTACTGGCGTCGGGTCCTGGAAGGTCCCGAGTCGTGCGCGATGTGCGTGCTCGCCTCGACGCAGCGCTACTCCCGCGGCGATCTGAAGGCTGTACATCCCGGATGTGACTGCAAGGTGGAACCCATCTATCCCGGCGAAGGCGACCCGTTCGCCGCGCGGGATGACGAGCTGGTCGCCCGCGCGCACGCCGCCGCCGCCGAGCTGGTCGGCGCGGCCGATGCGGGCGGTCGACGCGTGGATTACCGGGCGATCACGACTAACATCACCGCGCAGCACGGCGAGCATGAGGCGCCGCTGCTCGTCCGACCCCTCGACCGGTTCACCGACCCGGCCGATCTGCCGGGCGACGACCCCGCCCGCCGGTCCGCAACGGATCGGCGGTAGTTCCCGGAACGGGGACCGGAGGAGACACAGATGACCAGTCCGGGTGATACTTCCGGCGACGGCGGACAGCAAGGCTCGGGAACCGGCACCGGAACGGCGCCGGACACCACCGGCCAGCAGACCGGTCAGGGTAGCTCCGGAACGGGGCAGAGCCCACCGGCTGATGCTTGGGCCGACGCCGACGCGTGGCGCGACTTCGCGACCACGTCCGGGCTCACGGTCGAGGCCGCCCGCAAGGCCATCGAGCACGCTCGCGAATGGGAGCGCCGTTCGAAGGCCAACGCGGCGGCGGCGCAGGCGAATCAGACCCTTCAGCAGCAGGTCGACGAGATGCGGAAGACGCTGGCCGAGCGGGACACGGCCGACATCGACCGTGAGCTACGGACCGCGCGCAAGACGTTGCGGGCCGAGCTGATCGAGCTGGGGATCGACGGCCGGGACGCCGACGACGCGCTCGAACTGGTCGACCTGTCGCGGGTCCTGAAAGACAACGTCGCGGACGACAAGCTGATCAGCGAGACGGCGAAGCGGCTCGCGAAGGTCGCGGGCCGGGCCACCCCGGACCGCGATCAGGGCCAGGGCGGCACCGGCCAGGCCGGGCAGCAGGGCGCGGGCGGCATGGACGCGTGGGTCCATCAGCGGGTGAACGCAGCACGACGGCGGTGAGGCAACGGCCCCCGCCTGATCACCAGGGAAGGGGGCCGGGGTGCCTTATAACAACGTCACCAGCAGGACCGACGTCGAGACGCTGATACCCGAAGAGGTCAGCCGGGCGATGCTCGGCGCGGCCACGCAGCAGTCGGCCGTGCTGTCGCTGTTTCGCCGGATCCCGGTCGCAGCCACTCAGATCCGCTTCCCCATCCTGTCGGCGCTGCCGACCGCGTACTGGGTTTCGGGCGACACGGGTCTGAAGCAGACAACGGAGATGGCGTGGTCGCAGAAGTTCCTCAACATCGAGGAACTCGCGACGATCATGGCGGTCCCCGAGAACGTGTTCGACGACCTGACGACGAACGTATGGACCGATGCGGAGCCGTTCCTGCGGGAGGCGTTCGCCCGTGCGCTCGACGCGGCGGTCTTCTTCGGGGTCAACGCCCCGGCGTCGTTCCCGCTGAACATTCTCGCCGCCTCGACCGCGGCCGGGAACACCGTCGCCGAGGCGGGCGCGACCGCGGCCACCGGCGGCTACTTCGGCATCCTGGACACCGCGCTGGCGAACGTCGAAGAGGACGGCTTCTCCCCGACCGGCATGGTGTCCGACCTGTCGATCAAGCGGGCGTTGCGGGCGGCGCGGCAGTCGACCGGCGCGAAGCTCGACGAGGGCCGCGTGGACGGGCAGCTCAACAACCTCGACGGGATGCCGATCCGGTACGCGCTGGCGGGCATGTGGCCCACCGGCGGCGCGGTCGGGACGAACGTGCGCGCGTTTCTCGGGGACTGGCTTCAGCAGTTCATCGTGGGCGTGCGACAGGACATCACCTTTAAGGTGCTCGACCAGGCTGTGATCACCGACAACGCCTCCCCGCCGAACATCATTTTCAACCTCCCGCAGCAGGACATGATCGCGCTGCGGGTGAAGTTCAGGGTCGGGTGGCAGGTCGCGAACACGCTGAACAACCAGCGTCCCAACGAGGCGCAGCGCTACCCCGCTGCCGCCATCACCTACTAGGAGGCGCCGCGATGGCACGGGTGACAGCTCGGGGCGCCGGGCAGCGGACGATCACGGCGGCGCTGAACTCGACGACGGCGGTCACCGCTCCGGCGGGCACGTTCGACACGACACACGACGTCGGGCGGCCCGTGTTCGGGACCGGGATCCCCGTCGGGGCGACGCTCACAGCGGTGGCGTCGGCGACCGCGGCGACCCTGTCGGCGGCGGCGACGGTGACCAATGCGTCCGCGACGCTGCGGCTGGGGGAGCGGGGCACGCTGGCGCAGCGGTTCGCCACCGAACAGGCCTACGGCTACCGCGGGGTCACCGCGGAGACTGCGGTCGAGGCGACGGCCTATCAGCTCGCGGGCAACCTCACCGGCGGGGCCGCGGGTGTCAACGAGCCCGGCCGGATCACCGACCCGAACACGGGCCGCGAACGCCGCTACACGTAGGGGGCAGCAGATGCCACGAGGACGACAGACCCACACCGACGGGGACCCGCGCGGCGACGAGCCCGAGGGCGTCGAGACCGTCACCGAGGACCAGAAGCGGGCCGCTGACGGCGGCGACGAGCCCGACCAGGAGCCCGACCAGGAGCCCGACGGGCAGGAGACGCCGACGCCGCGGGAGCGGGACAACGCCGACGACGTCGAGGCCGAACAGGGCGACGCGGAAGGCCAGGCGCGCCGGTCGGCGCGCGGGGGTGCCGCTGAGGGCGGCGACGAGCCCGGCGGTGAGGCGCAGTCGGCGGGGCGGCTTCAGGCCGAAGAGCAGCGCGAGGCCGACGACGAGCGCGCCGTTCGCAACCGGGAGTCGACCACGGCGATCCTGGAATCTCAGGGTCTGAGCTACGAGGAAGGCCAGCGGCGGCTGACCCGTGAGCGGGGCTTCGCCGACGATCTGCCGATGGTGTCGCACACGCAGGCGTGGGAGACCGGCTACGCCGGTCAGGTCCCGGATCGCACACCCAACGAGGCGTATCAGGCGGGCGGCGACGAGGAACAGGCGGCGCGGGCCGACCGGCGGGCGGCGACCCGCGGGCGGATCGACGAGTGACTCGACGAGCGCGGCTGAAAGACAGGTGAACGGGGATGTCGACCTACGCGCAGGTGCAGCACGTCGAGGACGCGTGGACACGGGAATTCACCGTCCGCGAGGTGCCGCAGGTGGGGCATCTGCTCGACCGCGTAGAGCGCGAGATCGCGCGTCACGTCGACGTCGCCGCCCGGATCGCGGCCGGGCGGACGACGACGGACGATGTCCGGGACGCGGTCGTGGCGATCGCCGTGCGGGTGATGCGCAACCCGGGCGGGGTCCGGTCGCAGTCGACGGGCCCGTTCTCCCAAGTGATCGACTCGTCGGTGGCGTCGGGCCGGATCGAGATCACTCGGGCGGACCGGCGGGCGCTGGGGATGGCGGTCGGCGCGGGCACGGTCGCGGTCACCGACCCGGCGCTCGCGACGCTGGTCCGGCACGTCGAGACCTCGTCGGGTCGGGTGCCGCAGTGGGTGATCCCGTGACCCACGCGTTCCCGTTCGGCCGTTCCGTGGTGGTGTTCCGGGAGGTCCGCAACGCGGTCGGCGACGTCGACCAGGTGGACCGGTTCGACCTGGACGCGGTGTCGATCTCGCCGCGGGTGTCGAACGAGTTCGGCACCGACTCGCGCAACGCGGTGGTGACCACGGGGCTGACGATGCTTGTGGCGGACCCGTCCGACGCCGAGCGGATCACCCCGCAGCATCGGGTCGAGATTGACGGGATCGTGTACCGCGTGCAGGGGTCTCCGGCGCGGTGGGCGTCGCCGCTGACGGGGTGGGCGCCGGGCACGCAGGTAGAGCTGGATCGGGTGACCGGCTGATGGTGGGCTATGACGGTTACTCGCCGGATTACCGGGCGACGGCGCGGTGGCTTCAGCGGGACGCGACGCTGGGGATGGCGGTCGGGTCCGCCGCCTCCGATGTCGCCGACGAGGCGGTTCTGATCATCGTGGCGGAGGCGTATCAGACGGGCGCGCTGGCGTCGTCGGTGACGGTGGACCGCTCGGACTGGTCGGACCGGCTGGGCTACGGGGTGACGGCGGAGGATCCGGCGGCGGCCCCGACCGCGTTCGGGAACCGGCACATGCCACCCGATGAGGTCGTGACGTTCCTGGTCGACGCCGCGCAGCGGGTCGGGCTGGACGTCCGGTGAAGGGGGCACCATGTCGGTCCCGCTGATGCAACGTCCGTTCCCGGACATTGAGCTGGTTCTGATCGACTTGCTCGATCCGGCGTTCACGGCGGCGGTGACGGCGACCGGCGCGGAGCTGACTCCGCCGATGGTGCAGGTCGAGCGGGTCGGTGGCGCCGACGACGGGATCACCGACCGGCCGCGGGTCCGGCTGCGCGCGATCGGGGCGACGCGGTCGCTGGCGTGGCGCCTGGCGCGGGAGACGCAGGCCTACCTGACGACGCGGGCGCTGGGCCGGATCATCACCGGCAAGTGGACCGCGGCGGAGTACCCGGCTGGCGTGATGCTCGATGCCGTGTCCACGGCGACGCCGCCGCGGCAGGTCCCCGAGGCTGGCCGGGCCGCGAACATGGTGGACGTGATCATGGAGATACACCTACGCCGCCCCTGGTGGTAGGCGACAGGGCAGGACACCTAACTAGGGGAGGCGATCATGGCTGGAACGCTCGAAGACTTCGATAAGAAGCAGGCCGAACTCATCCGGAAGGTCACGGCGGCGGCGATCTTCCTGGCGCCGCCCGGCACGGCGGTCCCGGCGTCGTTCACCACGCTCGCGAGCGGGATCCTGACGGCGCTGCCTGCGGCGTACAACCCGGTGGGGCTGGTCACGAAGGATGACGCCTACACGTGGTCGCGCGCGGTGGATATGGCCGAGACGACCTCACACGGCTACGTGGACCCGACCCGGCGCGACATCACCTCGAACGTGTCGAGCCTGGCGTTCACCGCTCAGGAGACGAGCCGCCCGGTCTTGGAGGCGTACCACAATCTCGACCTGTCGGGGGTGACGGCGGACGCGACCACCGGTGAATGGGGGTTCTCCGACCCGCTGTCGGCGGCGACCCGGTACCCGCGGCTGATCGGGATCGGTCGGGACGGGATCGGCGCGAGCACGATCTACATTATCCGGATCATGCCGCGGGCGATCCTGTCCGAGCCCGGTGATCAGACCTGGTCGGACTCGGCGGAGCTGGGCTACCCGATGACGTTCACCGCGGTCCCGGACTCGACGCTGGGCTACTCGATGCGGTACGTGTTCGGTGGGCCCGGGTGGCTGGCGCTGAAGACACAGATGAAGATCACCTGATCGTGTCGGGGGTCGGAGCGCAGGCCACCCGCTCCGGCCCCTCGCCGTGTCCACGCTCGACCACCGAAGGGATCACGTCATGCCACCTCGCAGCAGGGCCGCCGACACCACCGCCGACCGGGTCACCGCAGCGGCCGAGGCCGAGCCGACCGAAGTCACCCTCGTGTCTCCCGACGGCTCCCATGAGGAGACCGTGTCGGACCCGACCTACGTGACGTCGCTGATCTACGGCATGGGGTACCGGGTGAAGGACGAGGCGATGTCGACGACCGAGGCGGTCGCCACCGTTCAGGACCCGGTCGCGGCGACCGGCGCGGCGACTGGTGAGGCGCAGAAGTAGGTACGCTCCCGCCCGTGTCGAAGACCTACGGGTGGAACAAGTACCGCAACGAAGCGAAGGTGAAGCCGTTCGTCATCGACGGGTTGCCGCCGTGGCACCCGTCGAGTGAGGAGGGCGGCGGGCCCGGTTCGCTGACGATCCCGATCCCGGATGCGGAGGCGTTCCTGTCCGCGGAGTCCGCGCAGACCGCGGGGGAGTCGCTGCGGTTGCTCTGCGGCCCGCAGTGGGATCCGGTACGGCTGCTCATCGTCGGCGGTGAGGCCAACGGGGATGGTTCGAAGCCTGGCGAGGCGATCCCGATGCCCGGGGTCGTGGCGCTCGTTCAGGACGTCACCCGTCACTTCAGCCTGGCGGAGGAGGATCGCCCCCCGGCGGTTGGGCGTCGCTGATCGAGCTGGTCGATCGGTACGGCGCCCAGATTGAGGCCGACCTGTTCGAGATGGCCGGGTGGGATCTGCTCGACTACTTCCGCGGGGTCCGGCCGTGGGCTCAGCTCGAACGGCTTGTCGAGGGGTTCGGCCCGTGGACGCACACCGGCCGGGCGATCGCCGACGACGACGATCTGCAACGGGAACGTGAGGATCGGCTCGGGCTGGCGCGTGCGGGTCGGTCGCGGCGGCCGAGGCTGACGGAGTGGTCGGAGACCGATGAGATCCTCGCGACGCTGCGCGACGTCGCGGAGCGGATCTCGAAGACCGTCATCCAGGTGAACACGCCGAAGGGGAAGTCGGCGCCGAAGTTCGCGCCGCAGTTCCGGCCCAAGTCGGCTCATGATCGAGCGGAGCAGCGTCGGGACCTGGACACGGTGACGGAGATCGTGGAGGCCGCCACGCCATGGGCGGCGGCAGACTATACACGCTCCCTCGATGAGAATCCATGATCAGCGTGGATTATTTTAAGCCATGATCGCTATTTTCCGGGATGGGTGGATGCGTCCCGATGTCGATCTCGTCAGCAGGGCTCTCAGGGGGCAATACACGCCCTGCGTAGATCGTCTAACCCCCTGTGGATCACTACTCCGATAGGGTGAACCCGCGCCGATCATGTCCGGATCGGGCCGATCCCGCGCGGTAGGGGTGAGGGCGCACAGACGTCGCCGAACCGGCCGCCCGCTCTACGCTCCCGACCGTGGCGACCTACACCGCGGGGACGGCCTTCCTACAGGTCTCCCCCTCGATGCGTGGGTTCCACAACGAGGTCCGCAACGAGCTACGCATGGCCCGCTACACCGCCGTCGTCGAGCTGAAGCCGGAGGCCAACCGGGCGGCGTTCGAGGCCGCCGTGCCCAAGGTCCGCGACCAGACCGCGCACGTCAAGGTCGACGTCGACAAAAAGTCGTTCACCGACACGACCAACGCGGTCGCCCTGCTCGGGCGCAACCTGTCGACCCTGGCCCTGCCCGTCGGCATCGCCGCCGCGACCCCCATCGTCGCCGGACTCGGCATGGCGGCGGTTCAGGCGTCGGGCTCGCTGCTACTGCTGCCAGCCGCGGGCATCTCGGCCGGGATCGCCCTGGGCACCACGAAGATCGCCACCGTCGGGCTCGGCGACGCGTTCAAAGAGATGTTCAAGCCGGACCGAGATCCGAAGAAGCTCGCCGAGGCGATGGCGCAGCTCGCGCCGAACGCCCGCTCGTTCGCCTCGGCAGTCGACCTCGTCCGGCCCTCCCTCGACGGGCTGCGCCTCGACGTCCAGCAAGCCGCTTTCTTCGCGATGGGCGTGGTCGTCTCCCACCTCGCTGAGGTGTATCTGCCGACGCTGCGCAACGGCTTCGTCGGGGTCGCCCAAGAGCTGAACATCAGTGCACGGATGATCGCGGCGTTCGTCGGTCAGGCGCAGACCGTGCGCGACGTGGACACGTTGTTCGCCTCGACCAGCGCGACCGTCCATCAGCTCTCACCCGCGCTGGTCGACGTCCTACAGATCATCCGCGACATCGCCACCGTCGGGTCGACGTTCCTGCCGGGGCTGGCCGGTGGGTTCGCCGCCAGCGCGCACAGCGCCGCCGAGTTCGTCGCCCAAGCCCGCCAGACGGGCCTGCTCGCGGACTGGATACAGCGCGGCATCGACACCACCGCGACGCTCGGCCGGATCGTCGGCAACGTCGGGATGTCGATCTTTAATGTGTTCAGGTCGTCGGGGATCGAGGCCGGGAACTTCCTCGTCTCGGTCGAGGCGATCACGCAGCGCTGGCAGGACTGGACGGCCTCGGCGCAGGGCTCCGACGTCATCCGGCAAGTCTTCGCCGGGCTCGTCGACCTCGGGCGGGCGCTGCTCCCGATCCTCGGGCTGGTCGTCGGCGCGGTCGTGCAGATGGTCGTGACGCTGGGCCCGGCGCTGCCAGGCCTGGTGAAGGGCTTCACCGACGTCCTCGCGGCAGCCTCACCGATCACCGGGCTGTTCTTCCAGCTCGCGGTAGCGATCCTGCCCCCGCTCGGGGCGGCCCTGTCGTTCCTCGCGCCGGTACTCGGGCCACTGGTCGGTCTCATGATCGCGGCCGGGACCGCGCAGAAGGTGTGGTCGGCGGCGACGATCGTCGCGGGTGCCGTTCAGGGCGGCTTCGCGGCGGTCATGGCGATCGTCAACGGCGCGACGACGGCCTACAACATCCTCACGTCGTGGACGGCGATCCGCCTTAACGCGTGGGTCGCGGCGCAGTGGCTGCTCAACGCGGCGATGTCGGCTAACCCGATCGGCGTCGTGGTCGTGGTCATCGGCCTGCTCGTCGCGGCACTCGTGCTGGCGTGGACCCACTCGGAGACCTTCCGCGAGATCGTCACCGGCGCCTGGGAGCGGGTGAAGGTCTTCGCGGAGGTCACCTGGGCCTCCCTACAGGCGATCTTCGCCGGGATCGGTGCCGGGCTGGTCGCGGTCGGCGGATTCTTCGTCGGGCTCTGGCAGAACTACGTGGTACCGGCGTGGAGCGGGATCGTCGCGACCGTCTCGGGCGCGTGGACCGCGATCGAGGGCGCGGCGGCGGCGGCCGGGGCCTTCTTCGTCGGCATCTGGAACTCGATCACGGCGGCGGCGGTGGTCGTCTGGAACGCGGTCACCACCGCGGCGTCGGTGGCGTGGGGTGTCCTCAAAGCGATCTTCGAGGGGATCGCGACCGCGGCACAGATCATGTTCCTGATCGTCGCGACGGTCGTACTGACCCCGCTGATGCTGCTCTGGAACGAGGTCTCGGCCGAGTTCATGTGGGGCTACACGAACGTGATCAAGCCCGCGTGGGAGGGGATCACCGCCGCGATCTCGGCGGCGTGGGCGTTCATCCGCGACCAGGTCTTCACCCCGATCATGACCTTCCTGGCCGGGGTGTTCACCGCGGCGTGGTACGCGTTCCGCGACGCCGCCGTGGCGAGCTGGAACTTCCTTCGTGACGCGCTGCTCGCGGTCTGGGCCTTCATCCGCGACAGCATCTGGACTCCGATCATCACCTTCCTCGACACGGTCTTCACGGCGGCGTGGGGCCGGTTCACGACCGGGGCCCAGCACCTGTGGGAGGTCCTGCGGGATGCCCTGATGGCGATCTGGTCGTTCGTGCGCGACTCGATCTGGACGCCGACGATCACGTTCCTCGACACGGTCTTCACGGCGGGATGGCTGCGGTTCACCACGGCCGCGCAGCACCTGTGGGAGGTGCTGCGCGACGCGCTCGTGGCGATCTGGAACTTCATCCGCGACTCGATCTGGAACCCGATCATCAGCTTCCTGGACGGGATCTTCACCGCGGCATGGAATCGTTTCCGGGACGCGGCGACCGCGGCGTGGAACATGCTCCGCGATGCCGTCATGGCCGGATGGATCGTCGTTCGCGATCAAGTGTGGAACCCGCTGGTCAACTTCATCACGGTCACGATCCCGAACGCGTTCGACCGCGGCGTGACCCTGGTCGGGCAGCTCTGGGACCGCATCAAGAAGATCATGCGGGACCCGGTCGAAGCGGTGGTCAACTTCGTCTATGACCAGGGCATCGTCAAGGTTTGGAACTGGGTTGCCGACGCGATCGGCGCCGGGAACCTCAAGCTTCAGGAGTGGCACGTCCCGGCGTTCGCCGCAGGCGGGGTCCTGCCCGGCTACACCCCGGGCCGCGACGTGCACCACTTCTACAGCCCCACCGCGGGCGGGCTGGACATGTCCGGCGGCGAGGCGATCATGCGGCCCGAGTTCACCGTCGGGGTCGGCGGGGCCCGCGGCGTCGAGCACCTCAACCGGATGGCGGCCCGTGGCGGGGCGAAGGCTGTCCGCGAGTTCATGCAGTACGGCGGGGAGTCTGCTGGCGACTTCGCCCACGCGTTCGCCGGGGGCGGTGTCGCCGAAGGGCTGGCGTTCGCCCGCGCGCAGGTCGGCAAGCCCTACGTGTGGGGCGGGACCGGGCCGGGCGGGTATGACTGCTCGGGGTTCATGAGCGCGATTACCGGCGTGCTCACCGGCGGGAACCCGTACTCGCGGCGGTTCTCCACGGCGAGCTTCGGCCCGAACCGGGGCGCCGGTGGGTTCGTGCCGGGCCTGTCGAGCGCGTTCACGATCGGGGTGAACCCGAAGGTCGGCAACGGGCCGGGGCACATGGCCGGGACGCTGGGCGGGGTCAACGTCGAGTCCTACGGCTCGCACGGGCCTGGCGTGGGCAACGTCCGCGGTGCGGATAACGCGCTGTTCCCGTGGAAGTTCTCGCTGCCGCAGGTCGGTGGGCAGTTCGTGTCCGGCGGCGCGGGCGGCGGTGGCGGCCCGTCGATGTTCGACCTGCTGACGTCGCAGATCGCGGCGATCACCGGGGGGATCTCGAAGGTCGCGGGGATGGTCGGCGGCGCCGGGAACTGGGGGCAGATGGCGCTGGGGGCGGCGAAGACGCTCGGGAAGAAGGTCATCGACGCGGCCACGGCGAAGATCAATGCGGCGTTCTCGGCGGTGGTCGGGGCGGTGGGGAACGTGCTCACCGGCGGCCCGGCGCCCGCCGGTGGCGCGATGGGCATCGTCGCGCAGCTCGCGCAGCGGCAGGGCTGGGGAGCGGCCGACATCGCCGCCCTAAACTGGATCATCGGGCGGGAGTCGGGCGGGAACCCGACCGCGCAGAACCCGCGCTCGTCCGCGTCCGGCCTGTTCCAGATGATCGACGCGACCTGGCGGGCCTACGGCGGGACCACGGCGCACGCGAAGGATGCCGCCGTGCCGGTTCAGGCGATGGTGGGCCTGTCCTACATCCGGGCCCGCTACGGCAGCCCGGTCGCCGCTCAGGCCTATTGGCAGGCGCACGGCAACTACGACGGCGGCGGGATCGCCTCCGGTTCCGGGATCATGCTGAAGAACATCATCGCGCCGGAGCGGACCCTGTCGCCGCATCAGACCGCGTCGTTCGATGAGCTGGTCGGCGCCATCGCTGGCCGGGCGACCTCGCGGGTGCTCCGCGCGGATGGCGTGGACACGCCGAACGGCCGGACCGCGGGCGGTGAGGCCCCGTTCATCGGGACCCTGATCGTGCCGACCCCGGAGGGCGCGGGTGTGAACGAGGTAGTCGACTCCGTCATGACCCGCGCCCGCCATGAGCGCAAGACGCGGCGCTACGGAAGGGCGGGCTGATGCCGTGACTGCCCCGGTGATCCTGCCGCCGCTGGCGGATCGTCAGTGGTCGCTCGACACGATCGTGATGGGCCCCCGGACCCGGTACAACGTGCAAGGCTTCAGCTTCGGCGGCGCCGACTACCAGACCCAAGACGCCCGGCGGCCGGGCACCGACGGCGAACGCCACGGCGTGGACACACTGTCCGGTCGCACGATCACCCTCGACCTGAACACCGACGCCTACACCGAGGACGAGGGGCTGGCCTGGAACCGGGCGCTGTCGGCCGCGTGGGATGCCGAGCGGGTCCGGCGTGTCCCCGGCGCCACGCAGGTCCTGCGCTGGCGACGCGGCGGGCGGGTCCTGCGCGCCTACGGCCGGTCCCGCGAGTACCTCCCCGATCACGGGATGGACTGGACGGGCAACATCGGGGCGACCGCGACGTTCCGCAGCCTCGAACCACGGTTCTACGCCGACGACGAGAACCGTGAGGACATCAGCTTCGTCCCCGACACCGTCGGCGGCATGATCGGGGACCTGACCGGTGACCTGATCGCCTCGGGGCTGGGGGTGTCCGACCGGGGCTTCATCATCGGCGGGGACTGCCCCACCTGGATCGCGGTCGCGGTGTACGGACCGATCAGCTTCCCGACGATCGTGTTCGAGTCGCAGTGGTTCGTCCAGCTCGACGTCACCCTCGGCGTCGGCGAGTACGTGCTGATCGACCCGACGCCATGGGGTGGGCCCGATGTGCGACGCTCCGACGGCGCGAACTACGCCGGGCGGCTCACCCCACAGTCGCGGATCTTGACCGACATGCGGCTCGCGCCGGGCGGGCACATGGCGAGCCTGCTCGGGGCGGACCCGACGGGCACATCGAGGGCGTCGATCTACTGGCGCGACTGCTACACCGAGCACTAGGAGGGTCGCTGTGACGTCACCGCAGGTGCCGGGGTTCATCGACGCGAACGCCCGGCACCGGATGAAGACGCTGCGGGTGCTGAACTACGCGGCGCTGCGCGGGCAGCAGGGCGTTCTCGAGTCCGATGATCTTAAGGTGACGGCGCTGGGGACCCCGGCCGGGTCGGTGAACATCTCCCCGGGGGTGTTCGGGATCGTGGCGAACCATGTCGGCGGGGCGAATGAGGCCTACATCGACAAGGTCGACGCTCAGCTCAACCGGGGGGTGAACCCGACCGATGCGACCGTCGGGGGCCGAACCGACCTGGTGATCGCCCGGATCCTTAACCCGTACGTGGTGGAGACGGGCAGCTCCATCCCGCTCCCGGCGTCGGTGCAGGACGGCCCCTACTGGGATGTGCAGGTTCTGCACGGGGTGACGGCGAACATCCAGTCGGTGGCGGCGTGGAATCCGAACTACTCGGCGATCGCGCTGGCCCGGATCACCCGGCCGATCAACACGGGGATCGTGACGCAGGCGAACATCACCGACCTGCGCCAGTTGATCAGCTTCACCGGCGGCGAACGCATCACCGTGATCAACAACCCGCCGCCGGAGGCGCCGCCGATCGCCCAAGCGATCTACACCAACTCGAAGGAGTTCCCCACGACGCAGACCCTCGCCAAAGCGATCACGGCGTGGACCGACTTCCCCACCGGTGGATACTTCGACGTCCCCGTGCCGTCATGGGCGGTCGAGGTCGACATAAACGGGATCTTCACCCCGCAGTTCAATGGCTCGATCTGGGCTGAGGCGCGGCTGTCGTTCGGCGGGACCGCGGGCCCGTCGACCTTCGCCGACGAGAACCCGCCCGGCGGGGCGTGGCAGCGGCTGCCGCTGCCCCTGCTGGGCACCTACCCGATCCCGTCGACACAGCGCGGGAAGGTCATCCGCGTGCAGCTACAGATGCGGATGCTCGACCCCTCGGCGCACACCGGCGACCTCACCACCCGACGCGGGGTCTACGTGTCTCTGTGGCTCAATTTCAAGCGGATCCCCGAGTAGGAAGGAGACCCCGTGCCCGCCTACATGGCAAACCCCGTGAAGGGGAAGGCTCAAGCACTGTTCGAACAGGCTCGCGACACCGCGGCCGAGCTGGGCGCGATGCTGCTCCTCTCCGCCGGACTTCAGACGAAAGATCAGCTACAGGACTACGTCACCGTCGCGGACATGCTCGCGGCCTCCAACGACGAGGCCAACTTCGCGAACTACGCCCGGAAGATCCTGCCGACCGCGTCGGTCACGGTCGACAACACCGGGAACCGGGTCCTGCTCGGGGTGTCCGGGACCCCGCCGGTGACGATCTCGTGGCCCGCCGCGGGGGTCGTCGGCGGCCCGTTCGCGGCCGGGCAGAACAACCAACTCGGCAAGATCTGTTACTACTACGATCCGACCCCGGGCACCTCGACGACGGCGACGCTGCTCGTCATCGGCTACGCCGACATCTCCGCCACCACCGACGGCTCCGAACTCGTGTTCACCCTCGGCGCCGACGGGCTGTTCCGCTACACCGACCCGGCCTGACCGACCGCCCGGAAGGGGTGAGCCGTGCCGGTACAGCCGGTTATCCGGTCGGTCACATCTGACGGCGGAGCGACCGGCTACACCCCTGCCCCGGTCAAGCCCGCGGGGTTGGCTGTCGGCGACTACATGATCGCGCTACAGGTCGCCGACGGTGACGGCGACATCGCGTCGATGACGGGATATCCGGGGTTCTCGACCCGGGCGCCGTCGGTCACTGGCAGCGGGTCAGTCGTCCCACGGCACCCCGACATGCGGCTATGGGGCAAGTTCGCCGAGTCCGCCGACGTCGACGCGACGAGCTTCCCGTTCCCTGCCAGCGGTGCCGCGAACTCGACGGTGATCCTGATGGCGATCCAGGCGGGCACCTTCGACCCGGCCGCGCCGCTGGCGACCGCGATCAGCACGAACGGCGGCTCGTCGTTCTCCGTCGACCATGTCGCCCCATCGGTGACCGGCGTCGTGTCCGGCCTGCTGATCACTTGCTACGGCGCGGACACGAACGGGACGGTCCGCAACTATGTCGGCACCCCGGCCGGGATGACCCCGGTCGCGGCCCGGACCGGTGGCACCTTCACCGCCGCCGCGGTCTACCGGGAGGCGCTGACCTCGACCGCGGCGACCGGGGTCCGCACGGCAAGCCTGGACTCGGCGGCGGGCTGGGGGACGTTCTCGGTCGTGGTCAACCCGTCCCCGGACGCGGCACCACCACCGCCGCTGGCGGTCCGGGCTCGCGTCACCGGAGCGCAGAACACCGACTCGGCGACGCACGCGATCACCCTGCCATCCGGGATCACCGCGGGCGAACACCTGATCGTGGCCTACGGGCAGGACACCGCGACGACGACGATCACGGGCCTGACGAATGGCTGGCAACAGCTCTCCCGTAACCCGCAGGGCACCACGAACAACCACACCGGCTATGTCCTGTGGAAAAAGGCCGACGGGACCGACGCGCTGACCGTGTCGCTATCCAACCCCGAACAGGCCACATGGTCATCGCTGGCGATCACCGGCGCCGACCCGGCGGCGACCCCGACGGTCGCCGGGCTCGTCTACGGCGCGGCGACCGCGTCCCCGCAGACCGAGACAATGCCCGCGTTGAGCGGGCTCCCGCTCGGGGACTACCTGGCGATCGTCGCGATCCACACCGACTCGAACACGACACAGGCGCAGACCTTCACCCCGCCGTCGGGCTACAGCAACGGGCAGACGATCAACCCGACCGGGGCGAGTTCGGCGGCGTCGTTCACCTGCGAGCGGATCTACACGGGCGTGTCGGCGATCACGCCGGGCGCCGCGTCATGGGGGGTGTTCGAACAGGGCGCCGCGGCGACGATCGCGATCGGGTCGGCGGCGAACGTCAGTGGGGACGCCTCGAAGACCGCCTCGGACTCGTCGGGCACCTTCGAGGCCGAGTCGGTCACCTACGCGCTGACCGACGCCGAGGTGTCGATCTCCACCGACAGCTCGACCGCGATCGAGACCGCGCCCGCGCTGAAGTCTCACTCGGACATCCGGCTGTCGGTCGAGAACGAATCGGTCCTGGTTTTGGTCACCGGCGCCGACAGTGCATCGAGCGTGGACACGCCCGGCGGGGGGATCTACTCGGGCGGCGGGGTCGGGCAGGTCGCGGTCGAGGGCGTGGACATCGCCGCCATCCAGAAGCGGTATCCGCCGCTGCCGGTCGCCGACGTCGAGACCGAGGGCATCGAGGGGTTCGCGGGTGGGACGAAACCCGACGTCGCGGCCTCGATCGTCGAGGGCGTCGAGGGGGTCCTGTCCCGGGCCGGGGTGACGTTCTCGGCGATCCCGGTCCCGGACCCGGCGCCGGTGCAGCGGGCTCGCCTGCTGGCGCAGTCCATCCTCACCGGCGAGTGGATCTCCACGGCGCTGCCGGTGACCGATCCGGTGGTGACGTGGAACCTGTCCGCGGCCACGACGATCACGGGCTCGTTCAAACCGGAGATCTCCGAGCTGGCCGACGCGAAACTCGAACCGTGGGCGACGTGGATCTACCTCGAAGAGGACCAGCAGATCCGGGCGGCGGGGATCCTGCAACCGGGCTCGATCAGCCACGACGGGACGCTGAGCCTGGACGCGGTCGGCCCGCACGGCTACGCGCAGCGCATCCCCTACCGGGATCGGTACTCGGGGATCCGCGTGGACCCGGCCGACGTCGTGCGGATGTTGTGGGCGCACATTCAGGGGTTCGAGCGCGGTCGCCTCGGGGTGACCGTGGTGGGGAACACGCAGGTCCTGAAGGGCACCGAGCCGCGTGACGTGTCGTTCACGACCGAGGCCGGTGAACAGGTCGACTTCGTCGCCGGTCCCTACACGCTGGACTACTGGCAGAACACGATGATCGGTCGGGAGATCGAGTCGCTGGCGACCGAGACCCCGTTCGACTTCTGGGAGGAGGCCGAGTGGACGACCCCGGCGCGGCGGGCGGTCGCGAAGCGCATCATGATCCGGTTCCCGCAGGCGGGGGAACGTCGGTTCGATCTGCGGTTCGTCGAGGGTGAGAACATCATCGAGTCGGCGGCGATCGAGGAACCGGCCGACGCCTACGCGGACACGGTCTATGTGGCCGGGAAGGGTGAGGGCGCCGATCAGGTAGCGGGCTCGGCGATGCGGTTCCTCGGCAACCGGCTGCGGCTTCCGGCGGTGGTCACCGACAAGTCGATCGAGTCGGTGACGCGGGCGAAGGCGGTCGCCGCCGATGAGCTGGCCGCCCGGCTGGCCGCGCTCGTCGAGATCCCCGAGATCGTGATCGACGCGCGTCACCGAAACGCGCCGCTTGGTAGCTTCAGCCTCGGCGACGAGATCCCGGTGCAGGTCCGGTACCCGTACCTGGGCACTGTCCAGGCGTGGCACCGCATCATCACTATTAGGTATCTGCCGCTCGCCGACCGCGCTGTTCTGTCGCTGACCCGGCGGGGGGAGTTCCAGCAGTGAGGCTCGCGATCACCGAGGACGAGTGGAGGTCGGCGCTGCGCCGGGCGGGCCAGGTCGGGTCGGCGATGGGCGCCGGGCGGGCCGCGGTGCTGGGGGCCCGTTCGGCGCTCGAAGCGCTCGGCGTGAGCGTCCCGGTGGTCGAGGAGGAGTTCGAGGACCCACCGCCGGTGACGGTGGCTCGGACCGCGGATGCGCCGGAAGCTGGGCAGACCGGGGCGGAGGGGCCGCGACCGGGTCCGTCTCGCGACCTTCGGGTGTCGGCGAGGACCGCGATCGGGGTCGATGGCTACTGTGCCGCGTGCGGGTCGATCCACCCGGCGGCGGCGTTGGGTGTGTCCACGACGGGACGTCGGCTGTGCCCGATCCATGGGGTCGCGGTTCGCGATGTGATCGAGGTAGCCGAGGGCCGGTTCGAGCTGGCGCCGCTGCCGGGTGAGCGGTCGGCGACGGTGCTCGACGAGGCGCCGGAGTGCGGGGCGCCGCTGGGCGGGACGGTGTGTCGGCTCAACGCCGGACACCTCGGGCGGCACGATCCGCGGCGCGCGGTCGCCGAGGCTGACCCGGTCGACGATCACGCCCCGTACCCGTTCGAGGATCGCCCGGCGTGAGCACACCGACGATGCTCCCCTCTTCCGGTGAGCGGAAACTTGCCCGGGAGCTGGCGTCGCTGCGGTCCGACATCGACACCGTCATGGAGTCGCTGCGGACCCCGCAACTGTCGAACTCGACGCTGATCGGGGCGATCCCGGTCCGGGACACTTCGGGCGCGTTGCGCAGCCTGATCGGGCAGCAGGCCGACGGGACCTTCGCGGTGGTCAACCGCAACGGCCCGGCGCCGGACCGGCCGAGCACACCGATCGCGGTCCCGTCCCCGAACGGGCTGATCATCGAATGGAACGGGCAGCTCGTCTCCGGCGTGCCTGCCGACTTCTCGCACTGCAACGTCTACGTGTCGGAGGTGTCCGGGGCGCCGACCGGCGGGCCCGTCGTGTCCACGGCGAAGGCGCAGGCCGCCGCGCTGATCGCCGACCGGCTCGCGTCCGGGCTGCCGCTGTTCGAGGATTGGACGTGGTCGGGCGGCCCGGCGCTGGTCGGGGCCTGGAATGACGAGCTGATCGCCGGGTATCAGGCCGCCTACCCGGGGGGCCCGCTGACGGGGCCGACCCCGATCGGGTGGCTCACCACGGCGGCGGCCGAAACGGTGGGCGGTGGCGGCGCGGCCACGGCGAACCTGGTCGGGTCGCTGAACCGGGCGGGGAAGCTCCCGGTGGGGCCGCTGGTCCCGGGCCGGACCTACTACGTCAAGCTCAGGGCGGCGTCGTCATCGCTCGATGACGCGGGGAACCCGATCCTCGGGGTCGAGTCGTTCGAGACCTCGGGGGTCGCGGGGTCCGTCGTTGCCTCGTCGGTGATCGCCGGGCTGATCGACACGCTCGCGCTGGCGGCCGAGGCGGTGACGAAGGCGAAGATCGCGGCGAACGCGGTCGACGGGACGAAGATCGAGCCGAACTCGATCAGCTCGCCGCACATCGTCGCCCAAGCGATCCAGGCGCTGCACATGGCGGCCGACTCGATCCAGGCCGGGGCGATCGCCGCCGACGTGATCACGGCGCGGGAGATGGCGGCGCTGTCGATCGTCGCCGAGCACATCAACACGAACGCGATCAACGCCGGGCACCTTCAGGCTGGGATCATTGACGCGGACAAGCTGGCCGCGATGCTCGTCCTCGCGACCCGGATCATCCTCGGCAACCCGATCGGCGCCCGGTTGGAGATCGACGCGACCGGGCTCGACCAGTTCGACGACGCCGGGTCGCGGACGATGCAGTTCGGGGCCAACCCGTCGGGCGGGAACTTCCTCACCATCGTCGACCCGCTCACCGGCGGATCCCTGGCGGCGATCACCGACAACGGGGTCATGACGGCACAGAGCTTCCTCGTCGCCGGGTCGCTGTCCTATCAGGGTGACGAGCTGGAAACGCGGCTCTCGGCGCTGCCGAAGGGGATGCTCGCCTGGGGGACGCGCAGCATCGGCGACTTCACCACCGGCATGACCGGGATCATGGAGCTGGAAGTCTCGGCCGAGCCATACCGCGTGTACCGGATCTCGCACTCGGCGTGTTTCGTCGAGCCTGCCGCGCCGGGCGCGCAGCCCACCGCCCAAGGCGAGATGCGGCTGCATTACACGCTCGACGGGTCGCGGCCGACGACGTCCTCGCGGGTGCTGGGCACTACGGGCCGGTCGGCGCCGGGCGACTACGGCGGGCTCATGTCGAACTTCGGGCAGGTGCAGACCGGGGCCACGCCGGTCCGGATCCGGGTCCTGCTGACCTATCAGAGCCACTTCGGGCAGTCGACCCGCTTCATCACCGGTGGCTACGACAACGGCCTGTTGTTTTGGATCGAGGACGTCGGGCCGACGGTTCAGCTCGGCGGCGTGTCTTCGACGGGTGGAGGGACCGGGACCACGGCTACCACGACCTATGTCCGGGAGTATCCGGCGACCTGGTCCCGCTCATGGAACAACGGCGGGGCGGCGGTCCGCTTCTCGAACGGTGAACTCGTCCAGGGGTACTACAACGATGGCGTGAACGGCGACCAGATGGCGGCGTTCGGGTTCGACGACGCGACCATCCGGAACGCGCTCTCGGGCGGAACGATCACCGCGGTTGACCTGTTCCTGTACGCACACCATTGGTACTGGAACTCGGGCGGGTACGTCCGGATCCGCACCCACAACTCGGCGGCGACCGACATCTACCCGGCCGTGTCGGCGACGGTCGACTCCGAGCCGATGGGCAAGCCGGAGGGCAAGTGGATCCGGCTGCCGAACTCGGTCGGCGATGGGTTCCGTAACGGCACGGTTCGCGGTTTCGCGCTCGACTCCCGGGATGTGGCCCGCGACCTGGTCAATTATGGTCGTTTCGACGGGATCGGGTGGGGATCTCCGCCGAAGCTGCGGATCACCTACCGGAACTCCACGGCCGGTAGCGGCGGCGGCGTGTCGAGCCCGGTCGGCGACGTGAACCCGCCGACGAACTTCGATGCGGTGTGGAACGCGAACAACACGGTCACCACGACGTGGACGGTCGGCGCGGGCGCGGACTCGACGGAGGTGTTCGAGTTCCTCACCGACCCGAACGACACCCTGAAGGGGACGATCCCTGCGCCGGGCACGCAGCGGATCTCTAACCCGCTCGTCGCGGGGAACACCTACGCGTACGCGATCCGGTCCCGGAAGGGGTCGGAGGTGTCGACGTTCACGCAGACGATCAGGATCTCGAACACGGCGAAGACGATCGAGGCGACTACCGCGGGTGGGGCCGGGGTGCCGACGAACGTCTCGGCGGTGCTGAACCCCGACAAGACGGTGACCACGAACTGGACGCCGACGCCGGGCTCGACGGCGACCGAGGTTCACGAGATGCTCGCGACCCCGTCGGCGACGCTGCGGGCGACGGTCCCGGTCCCGGGGGCCACGCGCACGTCGGGGGTCCTGACCGGCGGGCGGGACTACGCCTACGCGGTGCGCGCGGTGTTCCCGAACGGGGTCTCGGCGTTCTCGTCGGCGATCACGATCACGGTCCCTGCCGAGGGTGGCGGGGGCGGGACACCGACGACCGGCGGATCGGTGCCGGGGTCGGTCTACTCCATGGCCCGGTGGTACCTGACGCTGCCGATCGCCGACCCGTCCGGGACCGACGCGTCGGGCCCGTGGGACGTCTATAACCCGGAGCTGGCGACATTCAAGCATTCCGCGTACTTCTTCGTGGACGGCGCCGGGTGGGTCAACTACGTTGCGCCGGTCGCCGGGGTGACGACCTCGGCATCATCGGGCGCGACCCGGTCGGAGCTGCGCGAGATGGTCGGCCCGACCAAGAACGATAAGGCGAACTGGGGGTTCGGCGACGGGAACACGCACGTACTCGAAGTGACGTTGACGTGCGACGCGACGTCGATCTCGGGCCGGAAGGAGGTGATCGTCGGGCAGATCCACGACGCCACCGGGACCCCGCCGATCTACCTGTGCGTGAACCAAAACTCGTCGCCCGGCAAGTTGACCTTGTTTAAGAACGGCCCGGCCGTGGGCGACCTGTTGACCGGGATCACGGCGACGACGGTGTTCTCCTACCGCATCGAGGTTTCGGGAACGGGCTCGTCGCGGCGCTGTAAGGTCTTCGCCGGGCTCGGTTCTACGGTCCCGTCGACGCCACAGTTCAGCTTCCCGACGTCGGACTTCGCGGCGCAGTCGAGCGGGAACTACCTCAAGGCGGGCGCGTACAACAAGGAACCGATCAGCGGTTCGGGCGTCGGCCGGTCCATCGTGCGGCATCAGCGGCTTGTGATCGTGTAGGAGGGGCTTGTGGCGACGCTCGCTCAGCAGGTCGCGCTCGCTGGTAATCGGGACTTCAGCGCCCGGCTCATCGCGGGCGCGGTCACGATCGCGCTCGACGTGCTCGCCGAACCGGAGTCGACCTGGGGCAATGCGAACCGGCGGTCGCTCGCGCTCGGCGTGCTCGGCAACCCGACGGGCTATGAGACGCGGCTCGCGTACGCGGTGCTCACTGATCCGGTCACGTTCACGTCACAGGCGCTCGACCCCACGAAGGGGAAGCCGACGGCGGCGACCGACGTCAAGATTGACGTTGCCGCAGATAAGGAACTCCTGACCAGGTTGCGCGCTGTGTGGAACCTCATCGCCGGAGTCCCGCCCGAACCGGTCACACTTCCGGGTGGTGATCTTCCACCTTCGGGCATCGGGTGACGCAGAACGCGTCCCGGCGGCTCGACCGCAACGGGCCGCTTCAAGTAAAGTTGCCCATGCGCAGGTAACGATCTGACTACCGCGCCGTAAGACTCTCCCACCACGAGACGCACTCTCCCACCACACACGGAGCACTCCCTCATGACCTACCACGGTCGCCACCGGGCGCCCGCGCGTCCACGTACCGGCGCGCGGGCCGCCGTCATCGCAGGCCTTGCCCTCGCGGCGCCGCTCGCCTCCGCGCTCCCCGCGTCGGCCGCCGAGCCGACCGCCGACTGGGGCGCAATCGCCATGTGTGAGTCCGGCGGGCAGAACATCCACACCAAGATCGTGCCAAGCGTGAACACGGCCAGCGGTCTGTTTCAGATCACGAACGGCACGTGGAAGGGCGCAGGCGGCACACAGTTCGCCCCGACCGCGATGCAGGCGAGCCCGTCTGAGCAGCTCGTCGTCGCGAAGCGGATCGCCGCCGCGCGCGGTTCGCTCGCCGACTGGTCCTCGTCCCAGCACTGCTGGTCGGGCGCCCGGAAGGGCTCGATGAGCCTCGCCGGGACGAGCGCGCCCAAGGCGGTAACGTCGAAGGCCGCGAAGCCGACTAAGGCGACGGCGATTCCCGGCGAGCCGAAGGCGCACACGCAGCGCGCCGCCGCCACGGTCAAGGCGCCGACGGGCAAGGTTGCGACCGGCCGTGGCCTGCCGCAGGTCCCCGACGGCTACGTCATCCGCCACGGCGACACCCTCGGCAAGCTCGCCGCGCAGTGGCACGTGCCCGGCGGCTACCGGGCGCTCGCCGCCGCGAATGGTGTCGATAACCCGCACATGATCTACGTCGGAAATAGGTTGTCCTGATGGGCGGCCGACACCGGCGGGCCGGGCTGATGTCGGCAGTGACTTCGGCACCGCTTCCTACCCAACTTCTGCGCGGCGCGGCGCTGGCCGCCGCCCTGACGGTCGGCACCGCCGCCGTGCAGTCCCCCATACCCATCGGCTCGGCGGTCGCGGACATGGTTGGGCCCAGCTCGACCGACACGCCCGTCCCGCCACAGGCTGCGCTGTCGCTGCCGTCGACCCCGGCGCCGAGCGCACCGACCGCGGCGGTCGTCTCGACCGCCGCGGCCCGGCGTGTTGCGGACCCGGTACCGGCTCCTGCCGCGCCGGTCGCGCCACGGGCAGCGGCCCGCACAGCGGCACCGGGTCGGACCGTGTCCACGCCCGAACGGTTCGCGGCCCCGCGGCCGACCCCTGCGGCCCGGCCGCAGGCGGCGGTGTCCACGCCGACCCGGCTCGCGCCGAAGCTCCCGACCACCCCGGCGGCGCGAGCGAGCATCCCGGCCGCGCCCGCCGCGGGCGGGGTCGGCGGCCGGATCGCGTCCAACGCCGCGGCACTGGCGGGGGGCAAGCGGATCCCCTACGTCTGGGGTGGCAAGGTCGCGACCGGGCTCGACTGCTCCGGCCTGGTCTGGGAGGTCCTCAAGCGGTCCGGCCTGTCGGTGCCCTACCGCAGCTCTGGCGAGCTGAAGGCGTGGGCGACACCGGTCCCGGCCGGATCCGAGCGGCCCGGTGATCTCGCGTTCTACCCCGGTCACGTCATGATCGTGGTGGCGCCGGGCATGATCGCCGACGCGTCAGACACACTCAACGACGTCACCGTCCGCCCCTACTGGGGATCATTCACCTTCGGCCGGGTCAAGACCTAAGTCGACACCGGGAGGGCCGCATGGTCGATCGGATCACGCGGCCCCGATGGCTGGTCATCGTCTTGCGGTGGCTCGGGCGTCGCGGGCTGATCTTGCTCATTACCGGGATTGCGTGGGTCGCGATCGGGTCGATCGTCGCCCGCGACGACGTCGAGCGGTTCAGCCGACCCGGACCGGGCGGCGCGCTGCAATTCCTCGACGACAACCCCTGGCCGGGCGTGTTCTGGATGTGCTGTGGCGCGATGGCGATCACGGTCGGCTGCACGCGGCGCCGATTCGACGGCGAGGACGCCTGGGGGTGGGCCGCTATCGTCGCCCCCGTGCTGCTCTGGGCGCTGGCCTACGCATGGTCGTATGGCCTCTACGTCTACACGCAGTACATCGACACCGTCCCCGATCACACCTCGGGGCGGCCCGGCGCCGGGGTGGGCTTCATCGTCTACCTGATGATCACCTTGTTCCTGCTGATCGTGGCGCGCTGGCCGGACCCGATCGACGCGGAGGAGAACGTGAAGCGCTCGACGCGGCCCTCCCGCCGCGCCGCGCATCAGATCCAGTCGCGGCGCCGGGTGCCGTGGGCACCCAACGATGACGCATTCGGCCGTGATGACCCGTGACGTCCACTGCGGTCGTGGTCGCGATCATCGCCGCCGTGGCCTCGATCACCGCCGGGGTGGTCGGCCCGTACATCGCGTTCCGGGGTGCTCGCGCTGGACAATCCGCCACCCGCGACATCGAACAGCAGAAGGTCGATCAGTCTCAGGCGGCGTCGTGGCGCGAGGACGTGACACTGCTGCGGGCGCAGCAGAAGGAGGAGCGGGCCGAGTTCGCCGATCGGTTACGCGCGGTGGAGACGAAACTGCGCAACGAGTCCGACGCGAAGGTGGCGATCCTGTCCGCGCGGATCGACGACATGGCGCGGAAGTCGGCGGCGATCGAGTCGAAGCATCGCCGCGAGATGTCGCTGATAGAGATGCGACTCGAAGGGGCGGTGACCTGGATCCGGGAGGTCGTGCCGCTGATGCGCGCCCAAGGTGTGCCGTTCCCGGCGGTGCCGCCCGGCATCGTCGACACCGACCCGGCCGGGTATGCGGCGATCCGGCGAAGCTCCACCTGAGAGGAGATACACGGCGATCATGGATATCGACTTCGCGACGATTGACCCGGCGGCGGACGAGCGGTTCCCGCGCATCACCGACGGCCCGCCGGTCGAGGTCGACTGGCCCGCGGGATGGGGCCGCGAGTTCACCGAGCGCGACGCGGTCGCCGCGCACCTGGCCCGGCTGGACGAGATTGGGGTGCTCGCCACGCCGAAGGTCCGCACGGCGGTCCCGTCGCTGGTCGACTACCGGCTGCCGTCGCTGAAGGGCTGGGGGACCGGCTGGCCGACCTGCGGCGGCGTCGGGTCGTTCGGGACGGCGGTCGTCACCGCGAACCGGTCCGGGGCCCGGTTCAGCGTGAACAAGCGGATCGCGATCCTGTTCGACCTGCTCATCGACCGGATGGAGGCGCGCGGCTATCTGTGCAAACCCGACCAGTGCGGCGCGTTCAACTGTCGACCGGTCGCCGGAACCTCGGTGTCGAGCCTGCACGCGTGGGCGCTGGCCGGTGATCTGAACTGGGCCGACAACCCCTACACGTCGACCGGCCGGTTCGCGATGCCGTTGTGGGTGCCGCGGGAGGTGTTCAACCCGCACGGCTTCGCGTGGGGCGGCGACTACACCGGGTCCAAAAAGGACTACATGCACATCGAGTTCATGGGGACTCCGGAGCAGGCCGACGAGATGACGCACAAGGCGCTCGGGGCGGCGCCGGTCGCACCGACCCCACCCGGGGTGCGGGTGCTCGAACTGGCAAACCCGTTCCTCACCGGCGACGACGTCCGAGCCGTGCAGCGGATCCTGCGCGCGTGGTACGGGCTCCCGGCCGGATGGGTGGACGGGATCTACGGGCCGGGCACGGTCGAGTACGTGAAGCGGGCCCAGCGCGGAACCCCGCCGCAGCCCGCGCTGGCCGCCGATGGGGTGGTCGGACCGGCGACCCGACGGAAGCTCGGACTCTGATGATCTACGGGTGTGATCTGTCGACGGAGTATCAGCACGGTTTCGACATTGAGGCAGTCGAGGCGGCCGGGCTCCGGTTCGTCGCGGTGAAGCTCTCCGACGGGCAGAAGGGATACGACCTCTACGATCCGGGGCTGGACATCCTCGACCAGGTCCGCTACGGCGGTCGGCGGATGGTGGGGCTGGGCTACCACTACGTGCGGCCCGAGGTGCCCGCGGCCGAGCAGGCGGCGATGTTCGCGCTACAGCTCCGCCGCGGGAGCTGCTCGGGGATGCTCGATGTCGAGTCGGGCGGTCCCGAGGCGCTCGACCTGACCCGCGAGATCCATTACCAGGTGTCGTGCGAGCTGGGATACCGGATCGCGTTCACCTACCTCCCCCGGTGGTGGTGGTCGAGCATCGGGAATCCGTCGCTCGCCGGGCTGCCCCCGTTGTGGGGCTCGCGGTACGTGTCGAAGTCGGGTGTCGAAGTGGCCGGGACCCCGCAGCAGATCGCGGCGGGCATCGACGTCGCGGCGTGGCAGTACTACGGCGGAAAGTCGGTGAGCGTGCTTCAGTACACCCGCAAGGCCACCGTGGGGCAGATGACGGTGACGGCCGACGCCTACGGCGGGACCCTGGCCGATCTCGAACAGCTCGTCGAGGGGATGGTGAAGTGACACAGCCTCGGCTCGCGTCGTTCCCCCGGGAGTATCCCGCGGTCGTGATCAAGGTGACGGACGGGGACACCGCCGACGTGTTCCTCGACCGCGGCGGGGATGACTGGTGGAAGACTCAGCTCCGCTTCCTCGGCTGCGCGTGCCGGGAGTCGGGCGAGGTCGGCGGGCCGGAGGCGGCGCAGTACACGACCGGGCTGGTCGCGGCGATCACCCCGACCCGACTGGTCGACATGTTCGACCGGCGGTGGCAGGGGCTGGTCGCCGCGCGCAAGTGGGACAAGTACGGCGGGCGGGTCGACGGGATCCTGTACCTGCCGGGTGGGCAGGACGTGTCCACGTTGCTGATCCGGTCCGGCTACGCTGCCCCCTGGGATGGCCGGGGGGCACAGCCGAAGCCGCCCTGGCCGATCCCGACCCCGGGGGGCTGAACCATGGCGGGGCGATGGGGTCGAGCGTTCTGGGAGGCGACCGCCGAACGGGCGGTCTCGACGATGGCGCAGACCCTCGTCGCGGTCTTGTCCGTCGGTGGGCTCGATCTCGCGTCGGTGCCCTGGTGGGGTGCGCTGTCGACGGCCGGGCTCGCCGGGGTGCTCGCCGTCGCGAAGGCGGTAGCGGCGAACGGATCGGGCAACCCCGGTCCGTCGCTGGCGAATGAGACGATCTCGGTCGGGCGCCATGAGCGGCGTGAGACGCCGACCCGATCTCGGGGGGTGTGATGGCACTGGCGTCGCAGGCGGTCGAGTTCATCGCCGGGTCCGCCGAAGACATCCTGATCGACCTGTTCACCGGTGAGGGTGACGACGCCGAACCGGTGGGTGACCTCGCGGGGTACACGGCGCGCTGTCAGGTGCGGTATGACCCCGACCATCCCGACGTGCTCGCCGAGTGGTCGACGTCGGGCCCGAACCTGATCGCCTTGGAAGGGTCGACGGCGCGGCTGAAGGTGTCGGCGGCGATGGCGGCGGCGTCGCTTCTGTGGACGTGGAGGCTGGCCCGGTTCGATCTGCTGCTCACCTCCCCGGCGCCCGCGGGCAGCGTCCCGAACCGGCCCATTCGTGGCATCATCCGCGTCGTATCTCCGATCACCCGCTGAGAGGGGCCGCCCGATGGCGGACGAGAAGCGTTCGGACCCGGCCCAGTCGGTCGACGCGGCCTCGGTGGCCGTGATCCCGGATCCCGCCTCGACGATCAATGTCACGTGCTCGGAGTGCGGGGCGGTCGTGGACACGGTCGAGTACGACGAGGCGGGGTCGTCGGGGACGGTCGCGCTGGTCGCCTCGGCGCTCGCGGTCGAGCCCGACGAGGCCGAGAAGATCATTCGGCGGCACAATGCGGACGCGCTGAAGCCGCCCCGGGAGCGGGCGCTGATGTTCGCGCGCACGATCGCGGCGAAGAAGGTCGAGGGCCGCCCGGCGGAGACCTACGTGTGCCGCAACGGGCACACCGAAGCAGCCTTGGAGGTCGACCAGTGATCCATATCCCGACGACGGACGAGGTCGCCGACATCGTCGGACACCGGACTCATGCGCTGGTCGAGAAGTGGGGCACCGACGAGGCGTTCCTGCGCGGCGGGCGCCCGGACTCCACTGTGGAGGACGACGGGAACGCGCTGGCGGCGTCCGGTTCGGCGTTTCTGTGGCAGTGCGCCATGGGCAACGGCGGGGCGGGGACGCTGCTCTATCTCAACACCACGAACGCGGCGCTGGGGGTGGGCGACTCGTCGACCGGCGCGACCCGCACGCAGACCGACCTTCAGGCCACCACGAACAAGCTCCGTAAGACCGCGTCGTCGGTGTCGAACACCGATGTCGCCCCGCCCGGGGTGGTGGGCGTGCAGGACCGGATCACGGTCGTGGCGTCGTTCCTGTCGGCGGAGGCGAACTGGGTGTGGAACGAGTGGGCGCTGTTCAATTCGCCCACCGCCGGACGGATGATCAACCGACGGGTCCCGACGACGAACCTGGGCTCGAAGACCTCCGGAACCTGGCAGCTCACGATCACCATCGACCTGACCTGAGCCTGTGGCGGAAGACTTCGTCCAGGTCGCGCCGGACTCGACCGGGAAGAAAATGCGCGCCCGGTCCCGGGTCATCGGCGCGAACACGATCGAAGAACAGTACGTCATCCTTCAGTCTGAAGCCGTGCCGATCAACCGGCTGTGGGTGTCGTCGCTGCGCATCCCGTCCCGCGTGCTCACCGCGGGGGCGACTCAACCGCTGTTCTCGATCTGGAACGGGATCGCCAGCGGCGGGAACAACGTGTCGGTACGGCGCCTGTCGGCGGAGATCGACTCGATCGCGGTGCACGCCGTCGCGTCCCCGCAGCTCCGACTGCGGAAGCAGACCGCGGCGTCAACGGGCGGAACCGCGATCGTCCCTGTGTCGCAGTACAGCCTCGACCCGGCGCTGAACGCGCTCGTCGTGGTCCGCGCCGACCACCAGGCCGACAGCGCAGTGGCGACGACAGCGCTGACGGCGGGCACCCTGAACGCTAACCCGATGTGGGCGCAGACCGTGCCCCGCGCGCACACCCTCGTCGGTTTCCAGGTGGCGAGCGAGTACAACCTGCTGCCCAACGATGCCCAGCTCATGGCGCAGGACCCGCTGATCCTGCGCCCGCAGGAGGGCGGGCACGTCGAGATGATCGCCGGTGGCGCGGTCGCCGCGGGCGCGTTCACCTTCACGATCAAGGCCGTCATCGCCGAGTTCACCTACCCCTAGCCCCGGGGGGTAGGTCATGCTGCTCACGCTCCGGTCGCTGGCCGGTCTCGACGGCTCCCCGATCTCCTACGACACCCTGAGCGAGCCTGCCTGGTCGAACACCGGCAGCGGGCTGGGCGCCCGCAACGGCACCACGACGCACACCCTGCCGCTGGGATTCACCGCCACCGGCGGCCGAGAGCTGGTCGTGGTCGTGGCCGGGGCGGTCACGCACGCCGCTCCCGCCGACTGGACTGAGCGGCTGTCGCCGGTCTCGTCCGGTGAGCTGAGCGTGTTCACGAAGACCGCGCTCGGCGGCGAAACGTCGATCACGGTCACGCACAACGGGTCGAACTATCCGGTCGAGTTCGTCGCCTACGAGCTGCCGTCGGGCTCGTCGTGGATCAACGGCGCGCAGCTCACCGACTCGACGAACGACGCGTTTCCCGCCCTGACCGGGCTGCCCGGCGCGGCCGGGGTGATGGTGTTCGCCGCCTACGGGCGGACTATCAACCCATCGCTCGGGACCGGGTCGGCGGTGTGGCCCGCCGGGTGGGTCGAGGACTTCGACGCTGCCACGGCGTTCGCCACCACAGACGGCGTCATGCTGACCGTCGCCCATCAGCTCAACACGGCCGGAACGTCGATCACCCCGACCGCGACGATCACCTACACGGGCGCCGTCCCCGACCGGCAGCGGGTGGTGTTCGCCTACCGGATCCCCGCGGCGGCGGCACCCTCGACACCGGTCACCGACGGCGACCCTGCCACGTCGGCCGATGCCGAGGCGCTCGCGGCGAGTGTCGCCGACGCCGAGGCGAGCACGGGTGTCGAGGCCGGGACCGCCGACGCCGCGCTCGCCGACGCCGAGACCGCTGCCACGGTCGAGGCCGAGACCTTGACGGCGACCGCCGCCGATGCCGACACATCCCTGTCGGTCGAGGTCGAGGCGCTGGCGGCGACCGCGCCCGACGCCGACACCGCCGTGTCGGTCGACGCGGAAACCCTGTCGACGGCGGTGAGCCACTCCGATATCCGGCCCGCCGTCGACAGCGAGTCCACCACCGCCGATGCCGCCGACGCGGACACCGTGTCCACGGTCGAGGCCGAGGCGGTGTCGGCCGTCGCGGTCGACGGCGACACCGGCGTGTCGGTCGAGGCTGATGGGCTCGCGGCGGCGAGCGCCGACGCGGAGGCCTCGGGCGGCGTCGAGGCCGAGACGGTCGCGGTCGACACGGCCGACGGTGACGTCTCGGGCAGCGTCGAGTCCGACGCGGTCGACGTGGTCGTGTCCGACGGCGACACCTCGTCGGCGGTCGAGGCCGAAGCGCTCGACACGATCACCCTGATCTCCGACTCCGACTCGACCGACGCTGTCGAGCTGCCCGGGGCGGTCGGCTACTCCGGCCCGGTCAACGTCACCACCCACCCGATCACCCTTCCGCCGGGGACCGGCCGGGTGCTGGTGGTGTTCTCCGGCGGCACCGTGCAGACCGCCACGACCTCGTCGCCGGGCTGGTCGGTGCTCGGGCCGGGCACGCAGGCGAACGGGACGTCGGTCGCGTCGACGCTGTTCATCTCCGACACGACGACACCGGGCCCGCTGACCGTGACGACCGCGGCGGCGCAGCAGTCGGCGCACGCCGCGGTCCGGCTCCCGTCCGACATCACCGACACCCCCGAGGTGTCGACGGCGAACGGGTCGACGGGGGCGCAGCCCAACCCTCCGGCGTTGACCCCGACGGGCGGGAGCCGCCGGTATCTGATCATCGAGGCGATGTCGGTCGACGGGATGGCCGGACCGAATCAGGTCCTGTCGCCGCGCGGCTACGGGCCGCCGGTCTCTGTGCAGGGGCCGGGGGTGAACGGGGCGATCGCGGCGATCTGCGCGCGGGTCACCTCGTCGACGACGATCAACCCGCCGCAGTGGTTGATCGGGACGCTCGACCAGTGGGTGTGCTGGACGACCGCGGTCCCGATCGGTGCGACTGCGCCGCTGGTCGTTCAGGTGGTCGAGCTTGAGTCGCTGTTCGCCGACGCGGCCGACGCCGAGACCTCGGCGGCGGTCGAGGGTGCGGCGGCGACGGCGGCTGTCTCGGATGGCGACGCTGGGCTCGCGGTAGAGGACGGGGTCGCGGGCGCGGTCGTGGCCGACGCCGAGGCGGGGTCGACGGCCGACGCCGAGGCGCTCACGGTGTCGGTGGGCGACTCGGACGTGTCGGCGGCGGTCGAGGCGGAGTCGGTGACGATCGGCACGCAGTCGATCACCGATGCCGAGGCCGGGTCGAGTGTCGAGGCCGAGGCGGTGTCGGTGTTCGCCGCCGACGCCGACACCGGGTCGGCGGTCGAGGGCGAGTCCTCGGCGGCGGCGTTGACCGATGCCGACACCGCGGCCGGGGTCGACGACGCCGCGCAGCTCGGGCTCGCCGATGCCGACGCTGCGGTCTCGGTCGAGGCCGAAGCGGTCGCGGCCGACGTCGGCGCCGCCGACACGGGGCTGTCGGTCGAGGCGGAGTCGACCACGATCGTCGAGGCCGACACCGGGCTCGCGGTCGAGGCCGCCTCGGTGACGGTGACGCTGGCCGACGCCGACACGTCGTTCGCGGTCGAGTTCGAGCAGGCGGCCGGGTCGAACGCGAAGGCTGACGACGACACCTCGCCGGGGGTGGACGCCGAGGCGCTCGCCACCTTCGTGGGCCACTCCGACATCCGGCTGTCGGCTGACGCCGAGGCGTTGTCGGTGTCCACCCCCGACGCCGACACGGCGTCGGGGGTGGACACGGCGACCGTGGCGGCGCAGGTGGCCGAGGCCGACGCGGGGCTGTCGGTCGAGGGCGAGTCGGTCGACGTCGCGGTTTCCGACGCCGACCTCGGGGTGGCGGTCGAGGCATCCCCGACGCTGGCGCTGGTCGGGGTGGAGTCGTCGTTCGCGGTCGAGGACGAGTCGGTGGCGGTGTTCGTCGACGACGCAGACGACGCCGTCTCCGATGAGGGTGACGAGCTGGTCGCCGAGCTGGTCGACGTCGAGCTGTCGGTGCTCGTCGAGGACGAGTCGATGTTCGACATGACGACGATCATCACCGAGCCGATCCATGGGGGTCAGCCGCGCCGGTCGGGCGGCGTCGGCGGCGGCACGGATCTACGTCGGGGTGCGACACTCGCCGGGCGAAACCTGCGCCGCACGGGCGGCGTGACGGCGGGGGCTCCGCGCCGGGCGGGCGGGCTCACGGCGGGCCCACCGTACCGACGGAGGACGACATGACGGCACCGACCGCCGACCGGGTGTTCGACCGGGTCCCGTCGCCGCCGAGCGACTCGGCCCGGTACAGCGTCCGGCGCGCCGGGATCCCGTCGGGCGTGGACACGGTTGAGACGCACTGGGGGCTGACGGATAACTTCCCGCTCGACCAGGGTGAGGAGGGCGCGTGTGTCGGGTTCGGGACGTCGGCGGAGCTGTCGGCGGACCCGATCCAGGTCGAGACCGGCGACGAGTTCGCGCAGCGGCTCTACGAGCTGGCCCGCGAGCAAGACCGGGCGATGGGGATCGTCATCGATGAGGGCGCGACGGTGCTCGGCGGGCTGCGCGCCGCCCGGAAGCTCGGGGTGATCTCCGGTTTCGCGTGGGCGCAGAACTCTCAGCAGTTGCGCGACGCGGTCCTGTCGCACGGGTCGGTGGTTCTGGGGACCGATTGGGTCGCCGGGATGGACCGGCTCACCCGCGAGTACCTGGCCCGGGTGAGCGGCCCGATCCGCGGCGGGCACTGCTACACGATCATCGGGTACATCCCGAGGTTCAGCTACGTCGATCCGGGCGACGGTCAGGTCAAGACCGCCGAAGCCTACGAGCTGATCAACTCGTGGGGCGCGTCCTACGGCCGGAAAGGCCGGTTCTACATGCTGCGCAGCGAGGTCGACGACCTGGTGTTCGGCCGGGGTGGGGAGGCGGCGATCGTCACCGACGTCGAGATCACCCCGGCGCCGGAACCGGAGCCGTCCCCGGCGTCCCCGGCGTCGCCGGTGGCGCTGGCCCTGTGGATCCGGGCGCTGCGGACGTTCATCGAGATGGTGCGGCGACGTCAGCGCGGCCGGTGAGCCGCCTCGATGAACCGCGCCGTCTCGATGGCGATCTCGACCTCGGTCGGGGCCCGCTCGTCGACGTGGTCGGGCGGGATCATCTTGGCACGGCATAGCGCAGTGACCTGATCCAGCGGGACATCCTCGGTCTCGCCGGTGACGTACACGGTCCACACGGCGCTCCGGACCCGCCACTGATCGTCCGGGATCGTCAGCCCTGAGCAGGTGAACTCGGTGACGGTCAGCCGCTCGGCGCGGTAGATGATCTCGTCGTACGCGGGCTCGTCGCCGTTGGGCGACAGGTGCGGGTACACGATCACGCGGTCGGAGGTCACGCCGATCACGCGGCCACAGAGGGGGCCGCCGACGAACAGTCGGTGGATCATCGGAGGCTGCGTGTCTTCGCGGTCAGCCACGCCGAACCGATGATGGCGTAGAGCACGACCGCGGCGGCGGTGAACAGTGCCCACACGACGAAGGTGATCCCACCGAGGGCGAGCAGCGCCGGGAGCGGACGCGCCGGATCGTAGAACTGGGCCTCGACGCCGAAGATGAACAGCAGAACGACCGACCCGATCAGGCAGCGGCGGGCTCCGCGGGAGCCGCGGGCGGCGATGTCGGGGGAGGGGTTCATCGGGTGCTCCGTTTCTTCGCGTGCGGGTCATAAGTCATGACGCCGTCTCGCTTGAGCCACTCGTCGGCCTCATGGCACATCCGGTCGTGGACGATCTGACGTAGCCACCCGGGGAACGCCTCGGGATGCCGCTCGAACAGCTCGACGGGGATCGGCGCGTTCGACTCGACGCGGATCGTCTGTTCGGGGTTGTAGCTGTTCGGCACCGTCGCGGTGATCCGCAGGACTGCGGCGGTACGGTCGAACAGGCGCATCCCGCCGACGACTGCCGGTTCGAGCACCATCAGCCGGAACGTCCAGCCGGGCATGAACGACCAGCGGGCAAGTTCGGCCTCAATCTCGGCGAGGTTCACCGCGCGCTCCGCTCTCGAATGCCACTCGGTAGTCGGCGAGGGCCGACGCCGCGTCGGGGCCGGTCGGGTCCACGTCGGGCAGGGTACGGGCCAGGGTGACGGCCTCATTGACCGTGGCGTCGTGGACACGGCGCCACAACCACGCCCGGTGGCGCTCGGCCTCGTTCGGGCCCATCATCACTTGCCCGACCCGACCGCGAGCATGTCCTGTTCGTGGGTGATCCGGTAGCCGCGCAGGGTGCCGACGAGGTCGGACAGCCACGCGAGGATGTGCGCGGGAAGGTCTTCGGCCGGAGTGAACGGGTCGTCGATGCTGGTCGGCGCGACGACACCGGACGAGCTGAGCAGCGCGTAGAGGTCAGAGGACCGGACCGTCGGCTCCGGCGCCTCGGCGTCGCGCGGCGGCGTGGCCCACGGATCGACCGGGGTGAACGGGATCGGCTCGTTCTCGGGGAGGTAGGACACGTCCGGCCGCGGCACGGTCCACGAGTCGACCAGCCTGAGCACGGCGCAGAGCGCCGCCCGGTCCGACTCGGAACTTTCGGGCGCCTGCCAGATGTCCGCCATGAGCTGAGCGGCGTTCGGGGGCAGGCGGCGCAGCGCACCGCCGGGTGCCTCGACAACCTGATCGGGGTCGATCTGCCAGACGGGCAGCTCCATCAGCTCATCGAGCGCGGCCTTCAGCTCGGGCGCGGCGTCACGGATGCGGTCGCGGGCGTTGAGGCCGAGGCGGTGGTACTCGCGGGCGATCCGGTGCGTGGTGGTGATGACGTCAGGCATGGGGGTCTCCGGTGGGGGCAGAGGCGGCGACCCGACCCCGGGGGTGCCGGGGTCGGGTCGTGGGCAGGGTCAGACGTTCGCCTTGTCGGGGTGGTAGCGGTCGATGACCCCGGCGAGCCACGACGGGAAGGCGGCGTCGTCGGATCCGTTGTCGCGGAAGGTGCGCCGTGCGGGCCGCTTCCCGACCCGGCCGCCGGTGATGACGTGTCCGCCGACGACGGCCACGACCTCCCACGGACCGGCGATCTCGTGGTCGGATCCGGCGTCGGTGTAGCTCTGGGCGTAGGTGATCGTCACGGTGTCGGCGAGGAACACGCGGGGGGACTCGGTGTCGTCGCGGACGAACAGGTCATCAGCCTTCACCGGGACGGTGACGGTGGCGTGCACGGAAACGTCGGCGGGACCGAGGGCGGGGGTTGTCATGGCGGAGACTCTACACGCTCCAACGGAGGCGTAACAAGGGGGTTGCGCAACGGGCTTGCATGGCACTAGGTTGGACCGCATGACACAAGATCCGTCGCCGCCCGAAGCGGAGTTCGAGGGGCCGATCCGGCTCCGTGGCGATCAGCTCGACCTCGCCCGGCGCTCCGCCGGATGGTCGCAGGCCGAACTCGCCCGGCGCGCCGGGATCTCCGAAGGCCACATCTCGCGGGTGATCAACGGGCACGGCGGGGTCACGCTCGAAACCCTCGCGCTGCTGCTGGACGCGTTCGGCAACCGCTTGCACATTCGCGAGATCGCGGAGACCAAGCCGGGCAGCGCCGCGGGCGAGCTGACCGAGATCCGCGGATCAGGCCGCGCCACCGTCTAAATGCGGATGGACCCCGTCGGCAACGGCACGACGGGGGCCATCCTCTCTCCCACCACAGAAGAGGCGATCCTCACGGATGCACGCGCAGCATATCGCCGAACCGCCACAAGTGGTCGAGAACTTGCCGGGAAGTGGGTCGCAGATCATGCGTCACGATCCGACCGTCCTCGTCTACGAACTCGCCCCGTGGATCACTCGACCTGGGCTGTACCGGATGACGAACGCCCGCTATCAGGCGGACCCGGTCGTCGGTGGGTCGGTGTCCTCGACGGTCCTGCGGAAGATGACCCCACCCGAGGGCACCCCGTGGCACGCCCGGCACTACCTCGACCAGGACCGCAAGCCGCAACGCTATTTCGACGTCGGCTCGGGGTTCCATGCCGACGTGCTCGGCTGCGGCGGCGAGGTCGTCAAGGTGAAGGCGGACAACTGGAAGACGCAGAAGGCGCAGGCCGAGCGGGACGCCGCCTACGCGGCCGGGAAGATCCCGCTGCTCACGAAGGAGGCTGACACGGTCGCGGCGATGGTCGCGGCGCTGCGGCGCCACCCGTTCGCGGCCGGGTTCTTCACCCCGGGCGCCTTCACCGCCGAGTTCGTGATCGTCTGGCAGGACGAGGCCACCGGCGTGATGTGCCGGGCGATGATCGACTGTGTGCCGGACTACGCCGACGAGATGATCATCGTGGACCTGAAGTCGAAGGCCAACCACGCCGACCCGCTCAGCGTGTCCACGTCGATCGCCCGGTTCCAGTACGACCAGCAGTTCGCCCACTACATCGCCGGGATCCGCGCGCTGATCAAGCTCGGGATCCTGCCGCCCGTCGAGGCGATCCGGCCGTGGATCGTGGTGGTCGGGAAAGAGGAGCCTCACGTCCCGCTGGCCCGCCCGATCGAGGACGAGACGCTCCGCCAGGCGGAGATCAAGAACCGGAAGGCGCTCGACCTCTACGCCGAGTGCTCGATCCGCGGGGTCTGGCCCGGATACGACGACCCCGACGACATCTCCGATGTCGAGCCGATCGGCGTGCCGCGGTGGGCGAAATACCAGTTCCAGGCGGCGAGCGCCGCCGGGATCTTCGACACGTCAGGAGAGCAGTGGTGACCCTCGCAGTCAACGGCCCCGACTACACGTCGCAGGGCACACAGATCGAGCAGGCGCGGGCTACCGCCGACACGCTCGCGGCGATGGAGGCGGCGAAGCGCTGGCCCCGCGACCTCAAGGCTGTCCGCGCCGACATGCTGCTTGTCTGCCAGACCGAGCGGGTCGCGAAAACCGCGTTCTGGTCGCTGCCCCGCGGCGGGAAGGATCTCGTGGGCTCGTCGGTGAAGCTCATGCGGACCATCTCGGCGATCTTCGGGAACATGAGCATCGGCGCTCGGCAGCTTCACCGCGACGAGCGCAACCGGCACACCGAGATGCAGGCGTGGGCGTGGGATCTTCAGTCGAACTTCCGCATCGAGGAGACGTTCATCGTCCCGTGGGTCGTCGACCTGCGCGGTGAGAAGTCGCGTCCGGCGAACTCGGAGCGCGAGATCCGGGAGCTGTGCTCGGCGGTGGCGCAGCGGAAGGTGCGCGTGCAGGCCGCGAACGTGTTGCCGGACTGGTATGTGGCCGAGGCCGAGGACACCGCGCGTGCGGTGATCGAGCAGCGTGATCGTCCGATCGAGGACATCCGGCGCGAGGTCGGCGAGATGATCGTCGCGCTCGGGGTGCCGCGGGCCAACGTGCTGTACCGGGTCGGGCGGGAGAGCTGGGGCGACACGCTGCGCGGGGATCTCGCGGTCCTGCGGATCGCGATCGATCAGATCAACCGCGGGGAGGCTTCGATCTGGGACCTGTTCCCGGCACCGCCGGAGAAGGTGGACGCGAAGGCGGCGACGACGCCGCAGGCGGGCGCGAAGTCGGTCACCGCGCACGCCGACGAGCAGGCGGCGGCCCCACCCGCTGAGCCGCCCGCTGAGGCCACCGAGCCCGCAGGCGACCCCGACGGTGAGCCTGCGGCCGAGCCCGTCAAGGCGCCGCCGTTGACTGGCCCGACCCGGACAAAGCTGATGGCGATCTGTAAGGACGCCGGGCTGGACTCGCGCAAGGATCGGGCGAAGCGGCTGCGCCTGTTCGAGATCATCGCCGATCGGCTCGACCGGCCGATCACGACCAGCGACGACCTGTCCGAGGAAGAGGGTTTGATCGTGTACGGCACGCTGCGCGGTCGGCTCGACGCGGGCGAGCTGCGCGACTACGTCGCGCAGACGTTGCGCGAGGACGACGAGGCGCGGGCTGCCGACGTCCGACCCGACCCCGAGGAGCCACCCGCCGAGGAGGACCGGTCATGACCAGCCCGAGGCCGAGCCGCACCCATCACCGCTGCCCGTGCGGTTGCGGGGCGAACGTTCCCGACCGGCTGTTCGCGTGCAAGCCGGGGTGGTACCGGCTGCCGCGGGACCTTCGGGCGCAGATCGCGGGCAACCGGCGCGGCACTGATGAGCACTGGGCGGGGATCGCGGAGGCGATCGAGTTCTACCGGAACTCATCTAATCCCCGCTGATCGTGTAATGTCCGTCGGGCGGCGTTTCGCCTGCTCCCGGTGGACCCCGAAGATCCGCAACCGAGTAACAACCCACGAACACCGTAGATTGCGAGCCCACCGTGTCCGAGCCCGTCCCCGCCGAGCCCGAGGGCGAGATCCTGCCCCGGCTCGTCGATCTCCCCCGTGACTCCGCTGTGCAGATGAACGCGACCGCTACCGCGGTCCTGTCCGTGGTCCGCCGCTGGTCCGGCGAGACGGTCGCCAGCGGCGACTGGGCCGAAGCTGCCCGGCTACGCCGCGTGCTCAGGCCGATGGTCGCCACCATCACCCGGCGCCGACTGTCGACCGAGAGCATCGCCGACGCGCAGCAGGCCGCCCGGATCGTCGACCGGACGCTCGGGGCGACGATCGCCGCGGGTATCGAGTGCGGCCGGGTGGGACCCCCGGCGTCGGGCTACCCGTCGATCCGGGAGCTGACCGGCGGCGACCCGATCAGCCCGCTGTACCGGCTGGCCGAGCTGTCCGACGACGAGTTCGAGGCCGCGTGTGCGCGGTCGCGGGCCCACGGCGGGGCGTGCTCGCTGGACTCGGTGATCTGGGCGGCCGACGCTCCGGCCGACGCTCCGGCCCCTGAGCCCGTCGTCGACGAGCCACCGGCGCCGCCGCGGGAGATCGACGTCCGCCGGGTCGTCGGCGACGCGCTCACCGAGATCTACGCGGCGATCACTCCGCTCGGGCAGCTCGAACCGAGCGACCTCGACCAGGTCGACGCGGCGCTTGCGAAGGACTACGCGCGCGGGCTGTGGGACGCGCTCGTCCCGGTGATGGGTCTGCACAGCGCACTACGCGCCCGAGGGAGGAACGCCTGATGTACGTGGACACGTTCGAAGTCGGCGACCGAGTGATCTTGGCCGGTGAGCCGATCCGAGGGGTGGTGATCGCCGACGACCCGCACGACCCGCCTCGGGCCGCCGAGATGCGCGGGGAGTTCACCGTGCGGGTGCGGTGGTCCGACGGGATGGACGACCACTACCGGCCCGACCAGCTTCGCCCCGATCCCCACTGATCACCGCGGGCCGACCGGCCCGCGGACACCGCACGACGGAAGGAGTCGGCCGATGGCTGACGAACGCAAGACCGAGCCCGCGACGACGGCGAACGTGCGCGACGAGCGGACCCCGTTCTCTACGTACCTGATCGACATCGACCGGGGCCGGGTGGAGGCGGACGCGACTGACCGGATGGCCGAGGCGGTCAAGGCGGTCGAGACGACGGGTCGGAAGGCGACCGTGATCGTGACGCTCACGATCGAGCCGCAGGACCCGAAGACGTTCGACGAGACCGGCGTACTGATCGTGGAGGGCGACGCGAAGGCGACGCTGCCGCGGGTCCGGCGTCCGGCGTCGATCTTCTACGCGACGGGGATCGACGGGCAGATGACCCGGCAGGACCCGAACCGGGACGATCCGCGGCTCGACTGATCACCCGCCCGACCCGTGCGGCGGCGAGCCGTTGGGCGTCCGCACGGGCCAGGCGGCCCCGATCGTAGGGCAAGGGCGTTTCGCCGTAAACGGCCCTGAGAGCGCCGCAGACGAGATCGTTCCCGACCCCATCCCGTAACCCACCGGAGAGAATTTACACGCTCTCCGTGGAATGTCTCACCAGAACGATCAATGAAGATCATCCCACCACCGAGACAAAGGATCACGTAGTGGATCTCTCCCAGTACAACGAAGGCCGCGAAGCGGCGCCGCTGGCGCTCGTCGGCGACCTCGCCGCGCGCCTCGCCGAGTCGGAAGTAGACGCGGTCTACGAGGCGCCGGGGCTCGCCGTGCTCGTCAACGGCCGGACCCTCGACTGGCGCGACAAGCTCGACCGGCCGACGCGGCGCCGCGGTCAGGTGACCCTGTCCGACGTCGATTCGTTCGTGGCCTACGTCGGGCGCTTCGGCACCGCCGACACCCTGCTGTACGCCTCGATGGAGGACGAGGCGATCATCGCCGTGCTCAACGATCACCCCGAGTACGCGGGGGCCGACTCCCTCGACGGAGGCGCCGACGGGGCGCTCGCCGGGCGCCGCGACGACATCGCGGCGCTGCGGCTGAAGATCACCGAGGATTGGCAGAAGATCGTCACGAGTTCGGGGAAGATGTTCCCGCAACGGCAGTTCGCGGAGCTGATCGAAGATCTCGCGCACACCGTCGCGCGGCCCGACTCGGCGACGATGCTGGAAATCGCGTCGACGCTCAACGTCCGGCAGAACATCGATTTCGCGTCGCGGGTCCGGACACAGAGCGGGGACGTCGAGTTCCGTTTCGAGCAGACCTCCGACGCGCGTGCCGGGCGTGATGCGCGGGTGGAGATCCCGCCGCTGATCGCGTTCTCGGCGCCGATCTGGATCGGCTCCCCGCAGGTGCTGATCGAGGCGCGGCTGCGGTTCCACGGATCGAGCGAGGGCGCGTCGATGGGCTACCGGCTGATGCAGCGGGACATGATCGCCGAGCTGGCGTTCCGCGACCTCGTCACGGAGATCAACGCGGCGGGCGTGGCGCCGCCGGTGCTGTTCGGTGACCCAATGGCGGGCATCGTTTCGCGTACCGGCCGGTAACTACGCCACGGGCGAGACACGGGACCCCGGTCGGGTGCATACTCGACCGGGGCCCGCACTACTTCCCACCACAACGTGATGTGATCGGGTGAGACGGTATGCTACCTGACGTGACTGAGCACGATCTGATGACATATGAGGAGGTCGCGGAGCGGCTCCGGATCCCCGTGGCGACCCTGCGAAACTGGCGCGTCGACGGCCTCGGTCCGTCCGGCGCGCGGATCGGTCGCCGGGTCATGTTCCGCCGCGGTGACGTCGAGGCGTGGATCGAGGCGCAGTTCGCCGCTGCCGCTGCCGATCGGGAACCGGAAGGGCAGGCTGACCCGTGCTCGACGACGACGCCCGAGGCGGTCTGACCGTGCTGTGGTTCAAGGTCGAATCGAAGATGGCGTCCCACCGGAAGACGCGCCTTATCCCCCGCGATCGGGCCGAGGTGCCGCTGCGGACGGCTGCGATGGGCGCGTGGTGGTTCGCCGCGTGCTGGGCCGCAGAGAACGAGTCCGACGGATTCATCCCGGCCGAGGAAACCGAACGGTTCGACCCCGACGGAGTCTTGATCCCGTGGCTTGTCAAAGCCGAGTACTTCGAGCCCGCGACGGTCGGCGGCGAGAGAGGGTGGATCCTGCACGATTGGCTCGACGTGCAGGAGTCCAAAGCAGACCTCGAAGCAGCGCGCGAGCGTGACGCCGCGCAGAAGCGTAGGGCGCGTGCGGCGAAGGCGTCGAGGCCGTCCCCGCCGGACTCCCCGCCTGACGACGACGGTCCGGGCGGAGGGCATCCGGCAGATGTCCCTACCGGAGTCCCCGCCGACGTCCCCGGGGGACTCCCCGACGGACGCCTCAACGGACACCCCGCCGACGTCCCCGGGGGACTCGCCACCGGACTCCCCGATGAACTCCCGCTCGGACTCCCCGGGGGAGTCGACTCTAGAGAGAAGAGAAGAGAAGAGCAGTTAACTACTCTGGACGATTCCATCGTCCGCGGAAGGGCTGCGCGACCTCATCCGGATGATCCGCCCGGCTTCCGCGAGTGGTACAGCTCGTACCCGCGACACGTGGCTGTCGCTCGTGCTCGGGCCGCGTACAGGGCCGCTCGGAAGAAGACCGACGAGTCGACGCTGCTCGCTGGCGCTCGTCGGTTCGCGATGCAGATGCGCGCCGAACAGCGGCCCGAGGACAAGATCGCTCACCCCGCCTCATGGCTGAACGATGAACGATGGCTCGACGAGGTGCGACGACGCGACACGGGCCTGATGGACCACGGCTAAGGCTGACCCCACCACATGGAGACGATCATGGCTGACGAACGACCGAAGCTGACGATCCTGCCGGGCGACGACCGGAGCGGCGCGGAGATCAGCTTCCTGCTGAACCTGCCGGGCGAGTTCATCGACGAGCTACTCGCGGCCCTGGGGATGCCTGACGCGGTTCGGGTCGCCGCATCGCGCCGCCTGACGGACATCGCCTTCGAGGGTGCCGAAGCCATCTCGAAGGGCGCGACGGAGGAGGCAGTGATCGAGCGGAGTGTCTCCGCGATCGCCGCTGCGGTCGCAGAGATCCGGGAAGTCGCGGCGTCATGAGCGACTACGAGCGGCTCCCGCCGCAGGACCCGGCCGCCGAGATGTCCACGCTGGGCGGGATGCTGCTCTCGCCCGCGGCGGTCGCCGAGGTCGTGGCGATCATCGGGGCGGGTGACTTCTACCGCCCGGCGCACGCGCTCGTCTTCGAGGCCGTCGTGGATCTTCAGCGGCGGGGCGAGCCGTCGGACCCGGTGACCGTCGCGGCCGAGTTGCAGCGGCGCGGCGAGCTGGGCCGGATCGGCGGGGCCCCGTACCTGCACACGTTGATTGCGCAGGTGCCGACCGCGGCTAACGCCGCGTACTACGCCGAGATCGTTTCGGAGAAGGCGACGATGCGCCGCCTGGTCGAGGCGGGGACCCGGATCGCTCAGCTCGGCTACGCCGACGTGGACCGCGACCAGGTCGACGCGGTCGTGTCGCAGGCTCGCGAGGCGCTCGACGGCGCGGTTCGCACGCCGGACGGGTCGATGGCGGCGACCCCGCTGGCGGATCTTGTGTGCGAGCCTGAGCTGCCGGAGGACTTCGTCGTCCCGGGCCTGCTGGAACGCGGCGACCGGTTGATCTTGTCGGGGTTCGAGGGCACCGGCAAGTCGGTCTTCGTCGCGCAGCTCGCGCTCGGCATCGCGGGCGGAATCCACCCGTTCACCGGCGACCCGATCCGGCCCGGTGGCGCCACGCAGCGAGTGCTCATCGTCGACGTCGAGAACACCCGCAAGCAACTCCGGCGGCGACTGGGCCGGATGGCCGCGATCGTCGATCACATCCGCCGGGGGCACGGACTCGGGCCCGTCGACTGGCGCGAAGCCGTGAAGGTCATCATCCGGCCCGACGGGGTTGACCTCGGTCGCCCGGCCGAGTTCGCTCGCCTGGACGCGGAGTGTTCCAGCGCCGCTCCGGACCTGGTCGTGGCCGGTCCGCTGTACAAGCTCACCGGGTGGAACACCCACGAGGAGGAGGGGGCGCTGAAGTTGCTTCAGACCCTCGACCGGATCCGGATCAAGCACGATTGCGCGCTGGTCGCGGAGCACCACGCGGGGCACGCGCAGAGCGGGCAGCTCCGCTCGACCCGGCCGATCGGGTCGAGCGTGTTCCTGCGGTGGCCGGAGTTCGGGCTTGGCATCGTCCGGCATCCGGATGCGGACCCGACCGAGGAGCACCCGGCGTGGGTGCAGGTGCGCCGCTGGCGCGGGTCGCGGGAGGATCGGGCGTGGCCGACCGAGCTGCGCCACGGCGGTCCGGATCGGCTGCCGTGGGCGCCGACCGCCGCCTACTGGGGTCGGCTACCGGTCGGGTGACGTCTGGCACTTTCCCCGGGCGGCGTGTAACGTCCAGCCCACCACCACCGAAGGGACCTATGATGATCACCTACACGCAGCAGGCGGCCCTGCGGTCCGGTTCGGTCGCCGGACACATCGCAGGCGTGCACCGCCTCGCGGCCCTGCTGAACAGCCTCGCCGACGTCGCGAAGGCGCTGCGCGAGGGCGAGGACGATGTCGCTCTCGGGATGCTCGAAGACGTCATCGAGCGCGGCGCGAAGGTCGCCCGCGACCTGACCCGGCCGACCGCACCGCAGACCGAGCCCGAGCCCGCTCCGGTCGGCTCGTGACCACACCGGAGCCGCAGCGTCGCGCCCCTACGCCGCTGCCCGGCGGGCTGCGCGAGGAACTCACCCGCGGGCTACCGATCGACCTCGACGAAGATCTCCGCTGGTGGATCGAGCGCTTCTGCGAGGACGTCTACGCACGCGGCTACTCGGTGGGCTACCTCGACGGCTGGCCCTCGGGCGCGGCTCACGAGGAACGGCGGACCCTGCGCGCGCAGCAGGGCCGCTCGGCCCTGGATGATCCGCTCGGCGGCGCCCCGGCCCGCCGCCCGGTGATCGACATGCCGACGCCGGAGCCTGAGCAGTGAACGTCATCGGCTACGGCCTGCTCGCGGTCAGCGCCGCGGCGTGCCTGGTCGGGATCGCGATCCGGCTGCTCCGCCGCCCCGAACGCCGCGAGTCCACCGTGGACACGACGAAGACGACGACGAAGGAGATTCGATCATGACGCGACCGGACGCCCGGACCGTGATCACCCCGCAGCTCGTCGGCCGCTGGATCGCCTCGATCGGCAACCTCATCCGCGACCCGGCCAACCCCGACCGGTCCGCGCTCGCCGTCGGACAGTGGGACACCATGACCGACAGCGCCCGCTGGCGGCTCACCGAGATCGGCGTGGACCTGCTGGCGATGCTCGACGACGCCGGGGTCCTGACCAAGATGAACCGATCACTGATCCCGCGGGTCCAGCGTGATCACGCCGGGCGTCGGCTCGGCTCCCCACCGCCCGAGGGAGCGCCCGCCGACTCGGCTCCGGCGTGCATGTGCGGGCGACCGAACACCCTCGGCACCGTGCACCGCATCGACGGCCCCTGCTACGTCCCGGCCCGGCAGTCGACCGATCTGCGGACCGCGCTGGGCCCCTACGACAAGCGGATGCGCGGCACCGCCGAGCGCGTCGATCTCGGCGACGACCCCGACGGCGACATGGACGCGCAGGAAGGCATGGGCCCGCTGCACCGCAACCCGTCGGCCGTGCGGCCCGTCGACCTGGACGCCGCCTACGGCTCCGAACTCGGCGACGCGCAGCCCTCGCCGCAGAGCGACACCATGGGGGGCCGCTGATGGGCGCCGCGACCGCCGCGCGGCTCGACGCGTTCGCGCGCCACTCCGACGAGCGCGCCCGGTGGACCATCGGCTACCCGTGCGCCCGAACCGACGAGCTGATCGACTGGTCACGGACCGACCGGACACACCGGTATGTGATCAACAACGTCGGTCACCCGTGGGACCCCGACGACCGCGGCTTCTCCCCGCACGCCCGCCCCTTCGAGCGCGAGGTGCTCGACCGGGTCGCCGGGTGGTTCGGCGCCCCGCCCGGCTGGCAGGGACTGATCGGCTCCGGCAGCAGCGAAGCCATCGGGCGCGGGCTGAAGTGCTCGCGCCTGGCCCTGCCCGACGCGATCACCTACTACTCGACCGCCGCGCACATGGCCGTCCCGGCGGCGATCGACGACCTCGCCCTGCCCAGTGTCGTGGTCGCCACCCACCGGGACGGGACGATGGATCTCGACGACCTCGCCCGCAAGGTGGACCCGACCCGACCGGCCACGGTCCTCGCCACGGCGGGTACCACGATGACCGAGGCCATCGACGACGTGCCCGGCATCCATGAGGTGCTCGACGCGCTCGACGTGCGCCGCTACGTCCACGTCGACGCCGCGCTGTCGGGCCTGCCGATCGCGGTGAGCCGCTCCCGCGGGTACCGCTCGATCCGGATGGGACCCCGCGGCGCGCGTTCGATCAACCTGTCGACCGCGAAGTTCCTCGGCACCCCCGATCCCGGCGGGATCCTGCTCGCCGACGGTGAGCTGATCGAGATGCTGCGCCGACCGGTTTCCTACCTGCACTCGCGGCTTGCGACCTCGTCGTGTTCCCGTAGCGGGCACATGGTCGTGCAGGCGTGGCTCGCGCTGGACACCCTCGACGACGCCGCGCTGCATCAGCTCGCGCAGCGCTGCCGTCGCACGGCGCGATGGCTGCACGGTCGGCTGCGGACCGGCGGAGTTTCCGCGCGGCGCCGCCCCGACAGCCTCACCGTCTACTTCCCGGCGCCGTCGGATCACCTGGTGGTGCGCTACGGGCTCGCGGTGGGCAACGGGATCGCGCACGTCGTGTGTGTCCCGGGTATCGACGAGGACGTGCTGAACGAGTTCGTCGCCGACATGTCCGCGTCGGCCGCCCGCGCGCACGCCCGGATGCGGGTGATCGACACCGGCCGCCCGCTGGGCCGCAACCCGTCCGCGGTCCGGCCCCACGAGACACGCCAGCGGTACCGGGTTCGGTGATGGTCGGGCGGCACCGGCGCGGGTGGGTCACCGGCTACGGCCGACACGCCCGAGTTCACCGCGGCCCGTTGATCACCCCGACCCGTATGTTGATCTCCGGCTCGCTGGTGATCATCCTGTCGGTGCTCATGCCCGGTATCGGCTCCATGACCGTCGACGGCCCCACCGGCGGGCTCGGCCCGGCGCTGATCGCCCCGTACGCCCGAGCCGCCCAACCACCCCCGGCCGACACGCCCGCCCCGCACGACGCGACCCCTGACAGGGGCCAGGAGGTAGCAGGATGGACCAGCACGACCACCGCTGCGAAACGAGCCGCGACCTTCGCGCGATCAGCGCCTTCGATCAGGCCGACGACGCGGCCCGCGACCTCGCTGAGATCTTCGAGCGGATACACCGGACCGGCGGTGACATCAGGGCGGCTTTCCGCGGCGCCACCGGCGCGGCACAGCGCCTCGCCGACGCGCTCGGCGCGGTCGCAGACGTCCTCCGCGACGAGCACGCCGCGGGTCGTCGAGCACGCCGCGGGTGGCTCTCCCGCGACTATGTCGCGGATCTTCTCGCCCCGCCTGACGACGCGTGGCGACCGGCGTTCCTCGACCAGTTCACACAGAGCGAGCCGACCGTCGGCGGGCACGCCATCACCGGCCGGTGGCTCTGGCCGCGGCAGCTCACCATCGCCGACGAGATCGGCGACGTCGGCCCCGACCAGGCCGACGCGCACCCCGAACAGCACAACCCGCGATGCCCGGCACTCGCCGGGCTCGACTGCAACCGCGGATGCCCCGACGGGCAACGCTGGAACGCCGAGCGGGCACGCCGGATCGCCGCGCTCGGACAGCCCCCCGACGGGCAGCCCACCGGCTAAGGAAGCGGCTAAGGAAGCGGCTAAGGAAGCGGCTAACGGTCACGGCCGGGCCGACCACCATCCCACCACGAAGACACAGAAGGCTGATCGACATGTGGACGCTCACGTACCGCAAGACCATCCCGCGCGAGGATCTTCTGCTGCGGGTGATGGGTCCCGACCGGTTCGGAAAGACCCTCTACTACGTGGACACGGTCAAGTACGGCGCCATCGAGGGCCAGCCGGTCACCTACGCCGCGGTGACGATCTTGCCGCCGGGGGAGACCCGGATCGTCGTCGACCCGTTCGGGCAGTCGTGGCTCGACCCCGACGCGGTCGTCCTCGACCCCGACGGTGTGTTCCGCCTGCTCCCGATGCCCGCCGATGCCTAGCATCCCGGACCGCTTCGACCTGCTGCACGCGTTCGCCCGCCCCTGCAACTTCTGCCGCGCCCGGATCATGTGGGCGTGGACGAACGCGAGCGGACGGACCGAGCGGATGCCGCTCGACGCGGCCCCCGTCCCGACCGGGAACGTCCTGGTCTACCGCGACGACACCCGCCCCCGGCTGCTCGTCTGCGACGTGCTGGGAACCAAGGCGGACCGGCGCCGGATGCTGCTCGGCGGCTGGCCGCTGTACGTGCATCACCGAACGTCGTGCGCCCAAGCCGACCGGTGGGCCCGCGGCCCGGTCTCGATGCGCCCGGCGCCGCCACCCGGCCAGGAACAGCCCGAGCCGACCGGGCAGGCCGACGAGGGTGAGCTGACGCTGCTATGAGACCGGTAAACCCGACCCTGATCGAGTCTCCGCAGCATCGGCCGCGCCGCGCCGGGTGCGGCCACGACACCCGCGACGAACGCGGCGGGTGTTGCCTACGGTGTCGCACAGACCCGGCTGTCGTGGCCGCTGCGGAGCGTTTCGACGCGGCCCGCTACGCCTACGCCCGCGCCGTGTTCGAGCGTTGGGCGGCGCGGCAGGCGGGCGCGTGAGCACCACCGGGCGGACCGGGTCCCGCTTCCGACCCGGCAACGACGTCGAGATCATCCCTATGTCGGCGGGGTTGTGCGTGAAGTGTCTGCGGCAGGTGTGGACCGGGCTGCGCCACGGCGCCGAGGCCGGGCAGCTCGAAGTCGCCGCCGACGGGCGCCACTGCAAACCGTGTTACCGCTACATCGTCGAGACCGGGCTTGACCCGCGGTTGTCCCGCGGCAGCTCCGCGGAGCGGCTGCCCGTCGAGCTGCCCGAGGCTGACGAGTCGTGGCGCGCCGACCCTGCGCGGATGCTGTGTAGCTCGATCGGGCCGGTCGAGGTGTTCGACCCCGACCCGATGCCGGACGAGCCGCACGGCCGGAGCAAGTGGGAGCAAACCGAGTTCCTCGAATCGCGGCGGCTCACCGCGGCGCGGATCTGTCAGCGCTGCCCGGTGATGTGGCAGTGTCGTGATGCCGCGCGTGCGCAGGGGTATGAGGGTCTGTGGGGCGCGTGGTGGTTCACCCGCGTTTCGTGGCTCGACCTGGAAACCGGCGCGATGGGGCCCACCCGGAACACACCGGCGCAAGACCGGCGCCGTCTGCTCGCGGGGCTACAGCGGGCCGGTTTCGACGAGGACGGCGAGCCGCTGCCGGATGAAGGGGTCGCGGTTGCATGAGGAGGGAAGTTCGCCGGACTGACCACCTGGTGGACCAGGCGGGCGATCTGGCGTGGATGCTCGACCCGGCGCGACCGCCCGCGTGCCGGGCCCCGCCCGACGTGTCCCCGGGTGAACTCAACGAGCACGCGGCGCGCTGGGAGGCCACCGGCGGCGGGAAGATGACCATCGGTGATTGGGCGCGGATCCTCGAAGCTCGCGCGGTGTGTCTGCGCTGCCCGGTCCGGGCGCCGTGTCTGCTCTACGCCCTAGACCCTGACCGTCGGGTGGAGGGAGTATGGGGCGGCGAGTATTTCCCGGCATCTGCGGTTCGGTCTCGCCTCGACCCGGACGGTTGGCGGGTCCCGGTCCACCGGCCTACTCGTGAACGACGGAGGCCCCCGGCCACCTCACCCCGGCCGGGGGCCTCCGGTGCGCCGCTCAGGCGCCGGGGGCCTCCTACTCGGCCGCCCGGTCCCGATCAGTTGTACTTCCGGTAGAGCCTGATCGGTTGAGCGTGTCCACGACGACATCGGGTCGCAGGCGCAGGATCTTCGAGACCGTGTCGATCGCCTCGGGCGACGGGCAGTCGATCTCGGCGACACCGTGCGCGGCAGCCTCGGCGCCCGACCCGAACACCTCCACGTCGGTACTGAACTCGGTCACCGACGGATGGACCGTTCCGGTCGCGACACCGATCCGGACCCCGAGTAGGTCGTAGGGCCCGTGACAGGCCAGCCACCCCGCACAGATCGCACCGTCGCCCTGATGACACTCGAACACGTGCCACGGCTGATACGCCGTGTCCACGTCATACCGCGGCAGCTTCTCGTACTCGTCGGCCGCCCACACCCCCGACGGCACACCGCGCCGATACGGGCACGACGCACACGGACGGCGCCGCGCCCGCCGCAGCTCGCTCACCGGGCCACCGGCCACAACACCGTGTAGCGCCGGGTCGTGCCACCCTTGCGCCGGTCCGGCGCCTCGATCGTCACACGCCACTGCCAGCCGTCGGGCTCGCCGGTCTGCACGACCGTCCCGGTCCGCTGCGCGGCGTTGTACGCGTCGAGCCCGGCGACCCGATCCCCCGGCCGTAGTGGGCAGTCCATCTCGATCCCCTCCCGTAGTGGCCTGCCCCCGGCGTCCCCGGCGCCGGGAGCTACCCCGCCTCGACGGCGGTGGTGATCCGCGCGGCTAGACCCGCGTCGAGCACCTCACCCTGTAGCGCGTCGAGCGGCTCCCGGTCACCGGGCACCGCCCGGACCGGCGCGCGCTCACCGGAACCCGCACACGACTTGGTCCGGCGCGTGTCCGAGGTGCCGTGCCGGGCCATCCGCTCACCCTCGACCAGCACCGTCCGGGCGCAGTAGTTGCACACCGCCGACGGCTCCGACGAGCCCGGCGCCGGGACACCCTGATCGGGCGCGCCCGCGCGGGCGCCGATACCCCGCCAGTTCCCGCGGCCCTGCCGTGTGGCGTGCCAGGCCCGTACTTCCTTCAGCGGGTACATGCGCTGCTCTGTCTTGTTGTCGACCTCGACGTGCGTGGGCGCGGGGTTCGCCAGCGGCCGACCCTTCCGGGCGAGGCGTTCGCTGCGCGCGACGTACCACTGAAACGACTCGGCGGTGATGGCCCGGCCGGTCCGCGGGTCCACACACAGCGCGGCGGCGGCAGCGGCGTTGCCCAGCTCGCGGCCCGCCTTCTTGATCCTGCGGGGCTCCACGGGCGCCGCCTTCCCTCCGTCGGGGCCGGGGCCACTCCCGACCTTCGGTAACTATACACGCTCCCCGGGGGTCGTCATCCCGTGGGCGGCGGCCCGAACCGGTGCCCGGCCCACAACATCGCCCCGAGTTGGGTCCGCGCGTGCCAGTCGAGGTAGGCGAACTTAATCACCCGATCGTCGGGCTTGCCCTCGATCTCGTCGGCGATCGGCCGCTGCTCGATGATGCCCATCCACACCCCGCCGTCGGGCCCGTCGTAACACAGCAGGTTGCACAGCAGGGGCAGGCCGAACTCGTCGACCGCGCCCCCGTCCCCGGGCTTCATCGCAGTGCCGCCCGGGTCCGGGCGTGGCGGCGCTTGAGCGCGCGGCGCTCGTCCTCGCTCATGCCGCCCCACACGCCATGATCCTGGCCGCTGTTCAGGGCCCACGCGAGGCACTCGCCGACCACGGGGCAGCGCCGACACACCGACTTCGCCTCGGCGATCTGGCGCAGGGCGGGGCCGGAGTGGCCGACCGGGAAGAACAGCTCAGGGTCCTCGTCGCGGCAGATTGCACGGTGACGCCAGTCCATGACTCAGCCCCCTTCCGTGGTGGGCGGTGGTGTACCCCCCGGCCGGACGGCCAGCGGGCGAGCTACCTAGATAATACACGCTCGGCGTGGCCGCTGGCCCGCCGAACGGGTGACAATCCACGCCCGCCCCCCGGGGCTCCCGGGGGACGGGCGGTCGAGCTACTTCGCGACCATCTCGGTCAGGCAGGGCAGCCCGGCCTCGTCGCGGTGCCCGCAGTAAGGGGCACCCTCGGCGGCGGCGGTCGCCGACATCCGGGTGGAGCGGCGGTGGGTGGGGCACTGGAACGAGATCCAGCGGTTCGTCTGAACCCCGCCGGTCCCGACCAGGACCGAGCCCACCGAGACGAGCTGACCGTCAGGGGCGGCGACGGGCTTCGGCGCCCGAACGGTGAGCTTCGCGTGCGGGAAGTCGCCCAGCTCGTGAGCCATCACCATCATCTGAGCCGCCGTGATCACGTCCGGCGGGGACTCGGTGTAGGGCCTGGTCAGGCCGAGGCGGCCCGCGTACTCGGCGAACGTGCCACGGTGCCCGCGCCAGTTCTCGTCACCGGCCTCGTAGAGCGCCACGTGGATCATCTCGTGGAGCAGGGAGACGAGGATGTCGGCGGTGTCATCGGCGGTGGGCGCGATGAGGATGTGGCACTTGCCGTCGGACGAGTTGGCGCCGGGGTGGCAGGCGGCGAGTACGCCGCGCTCGTAGCTGGTCCCGGGGAAGCCCATCGAGACGTGGAAGTCGGGGACGATGATCCCGGAGACCTCTTCGATCCAGGTGCGGAAGATGGCACCGGCCCGACGAAGCCAGTTCTCGCGGCTGCGGTCAAGGTCGGCGGGGGCGGGGGCGTTGGTGTCGCTGCTCATACGATTGACAATACACGCGTCGTGGACACGGCAAAGCGTCCGATCGGGTGACAATACACGGACGAACACGTCGGCCCGGTCGCGTGGACACGACCGGGCCGACGGACGAACTGGACTACAGCGCGGCGGGAACCGGCTCCGGCAGCGCCGCTCCCGGACGGGTCGACTCAATCCACTGACCGAACTCGGGGTCGGTCCGCGAGAGGAACCTGTCCTCGTGAATCATCTTCGCCGACGCAAGGCCCGACTTGAGGATCTTCGGCCCGCGCACGTGAGTGGTCGGCGACCAGGACGACCAGTCCCCGCCGTCGCGCCGGTCCCGCACCCACCTGACGCGGATCGACGTCGGCCGCCACTTCTGTGTCGACCGCCGCCACGTCGGTCGCGGCGGCGCGTCGGTCACCGCCGCGTCGACGATGACCTCCTGAGTCTCGATGCTGGCGCGGCTGGTCATGTCGATGGTCATCGTGATCGGGCCCTTCGGTGAGCGCCGCGGGACCCGCGGCGAGGCTTCTGGAACGACGAGGTGAGATGGAACCCGCGGCAGCGACCGCAGCGCAGGTAACCGGTCGGCACATACAGCCGGGTCGGGTCGGGGTGCGCCCAGATGAGATCGAGGGCTCGTTCGGCGTGCTCGACGTCGCGGAAACGGATCTTCCCGGACCGGCAGGACTTGTCCGGCATGACGTCAGGTGCTCGCGGCACGCCGGGCAGCGCGCCGGGTGGCGGCGATCTTGCGGGCCAGCGCGCGCTTTCGCTCGTCAGGGGTCAACGCCTGGTCGGCCTCGGTCCGCCAGCGGTCGAGATCGACGACGGACTCGCGGCGAGCCATGGTCATTCCGGACCACAGAACGTCGACCTTGGACAGGCCGATCTCCGCCAGGACCAGGCCGGTCCCGTAGATCGGGTGAACGACAGTGCGCTGAGTGGTCATACCGCGGACATTACACGCCCGCCCGGAAGGCACGCAAGGGTCTTGTAATCCACGGACACCGGCGTGTAATGTCCACGGTATGCCGCAGCCCCCGAACCTCGTCCCGATCACCGAGGACGAGCTAGGTGAACTGATCGACCGCCTTCCCCTCGGTGAAGTGCTCCCACTGTCGTGGGGAGTCGACGGCGCCGCGATCGTCGCCACCGGCGACGGGCTCGCGCTCTGGGCGCTGCGTGCGCTGCTCGCCCTGCGCCACGAGTACCCGGACGGGGGCTGACGTGTCCACGCCGCCCGGCGGAGCCCTCGGCAGCGCCACCATCACCGGCACCGGACCCGACGACGGTCCGACCGCGCCGATCACCCTCACCCTCACCTACGAGCGCACCGGTGCTCCCACGCTGATCGCCCGCGCGTTCTGCCATCCCGCCGTGTCAACCGCATGGTGGGGCTACTACGTCACCGGCGGCGACAAGCAACTCGCCCGCGGCGCGATCCGCGTCGACTCCGCACCCGCCGACCCACTCGACGGGATCGCCGACGTCACCCGCGACCTGCTCGACCAGATGCGCGCAGCGGACGTGACCGGATGACCCGCCGCGCCGCGCGACTGCTCCGCACGACGTTCAGCCTCGTCTACGGGTACGCGATCGCCGACCTGATCGACCGCCTCGACTGGCCCTGGTGGGCGGACACCCTCGTCGTGCTCGGCGGTCTGAGCATCTACCTGACCGTGTCGCTCGCCGTCTGCCTCGGCGGCGAACTGTTCCACGCGCCCGAACTCGCCGACTGGCGGGCCCACACCGGGCCGCGGGTGTTCTACATCGCCGCGGGCGGCGTCACGTTCACGCTGATGAACCTCATCGAGGTGTTCCGGTGAGCCCGGCGTCGGAGTTCGCGCAAGCGCGCGGCCGGGTCCGCGCCTACGTCGAAGCCGAGACGAAGGCCCGCCGCCGCACCCACAACCGCGCCGACACCTGCGCGGTCGCCTACGTCACCGACTCCGACCTGTCCCGCGCTCACCCGCTGCGCCTGTCCGATCTGCGCACCCTGCTCGACGGAACCGAGGCCACCCGATGATGGGAACCACCCACCTCACGACCGGCGTCACGTCGGCCGCCGCCACCGCGACCGGACTCGCCGCGCTCGGCGTACCCCCCGCCGTGTGCGTCCTCGCGATGCCGCTCGGCGCCTACTCGACCCTGTTCCCCGACTGGGATCACCACGGGTCGCGGATCACCTGGTCGCTCCCGCCGCTGTCGAACTTCGTCTCGTGGGTCCTGCGCGGCGCACCGTTCGGCTTCACGCTGCCGCCGATCGTCGTGCCCCTCGTCGGGTGGGTCCTGTTCCGCGGCTGGGCGTTCCGGGTCCGGTTCCTGCCGTGGCACGTACGGCACCGCTACGAGACCCACACGAAGACCGCCGCGGTCCTGTTCGGGCTCGTCCTCGGGCTGCCGCTGTGGTGGCTCCCCGCGCCGATCGGCCCCTACTGGTGGGCGTTCGCCATCGCGATCACCGTCGGCTGCCTCACCCACCGGTGGGGTGACATGCGGACCACCGACGGACTCCCCAACGGTCGCCACGGATACCGCACCATCGGCCGCACGTTCGACGTCGGATCCGACCACGAGTATTGGCTGCGCGACATCATCTACCGGCCGTGCGCGATCGTGTCGACCGTGGCCGCACTGTTCCTCGTCTCATGGCTGGCGACGCCGTGAGCGACCCGGTGGCCCGCGTCGAGGTCGAGATCCTGACCGACCCGCCGCGGTGCCGAGTCATCATCATCGACCTGGACGGGTCCCGGCGGTGGGCGTGGCTCGACGCGGCGAACGCGATCGAGCGCGGGTCGGCCCTGCTGCGGTGGGGCCGCGGTCAGGACACCCGGGAGCGGTCGGAGCGGTGGGAGCGACCCGGAGCGGTCGGGAGCGGTCCGTAGACCGCTCCGCACGGTCTCGGCGCCCGTCCGGTGTGTTGTCCCTGGTGGGCGCCGTATCGTGCGGGTGGCGGCGCGGAGCGGTCGTGGGGACCGCTCCGCGCCGCTCCCGACCGCTCCCGCAGGTAGGTGACCCCTCCGGACCGCTCCGCCGGTCGAGGAAAGGGGGTTGCGGGAGCGGTCTGAGCGTGTATTGTCTAGGGCATGACATCGCAGACCGCTCCCGCCCGCAAGCCGTTCACCAGCGTCACGCTCGACACCCTCGGTCGTCGGATCTCCCGCGGCGCTGACGTCGGCTGGATGGCTGAAGCCGACCTCGCCGCCGAACTCGCCGAGGTCTCGAACCTCACCAGCGAGCAAGGCCGGACCCTGATCGCGGCGATCCGCACCGGGCTCCCCGTCCTGCTCACCTGGGACACCATGCTCAACCGCAACGAGTTCGCCCGCCCCATCGAGCGGAAGCGGACCGGCGTCATCCTCGACGAGCTGTCCGTTCCGGCCGGACACCCGGGCACGGTCCGCATCTCCTACTGGGGGTTCAGCCACCCGATCGGCCTCGACCAGATCCGCGAGCTGCGCGTTCCGGAGCCCATTACCGAGTTCCTCGCCGCCGAGTAGCTCACCCACCAGCCCCGGCCGGGGCTCCCACCACGGAGGAAACGATGTTCGAAGTCACGACCGGCAGCTACGAAGAGCGGACCGTGGTCGGCTACGCAGACGTAGAGGACGACGCCTACGCGCTACTCGGGCGGCACATCGTCGCCATGAGCGACGAGCGGCCCGGCTCACTCACGATCAGCGAGCCGATGGTTCGCGAGCTGTCAGAGTCCGAACTCGCCCGGATGCGCGCACTGCTCGCGCCGCTGTTCGCGAGCCACGACATCGTCTGAGCGCAACGCAGCGGGCCCCCGGCGACACTGTCGGGGGCCCGCTGTCGTGGATACCGCTACAGGGCGAATCGAATCCTCGTCGCCGCCTCCCGCAACGCAGCCACGTCGTACCCCTTCGGCTTCACCTGGCCCTGCGCTTCGGAGACCAGTGCGTTGCGGGACTGCACCCGGCACGCCCGGAAGATCTCCCGGCCGAGGCGGCGAGGCTCAGGGTGACCGATCCCCTCGGCGATCTCCGAGGTGAGGTAGAACGGCCGGGTCGCGCCCGCCGCGTCCTGCGCGTCGAGCCACCCGATGATCCGATCCAGCGGGTCCGGCAGCGGCGCCTCCTCAGCCACGACCGCATCGTCAGCCGGGTCGTCCTCCAACTCGGCGGCGAGCGCCTTCAGCCGCGCCACGCCTGCCCCGCCGCGCGGTAGCCGGAACGCCTGCGATCGGCGCCCGGCGGGCTCGCCGTCGTCACCGTGCTCGACCTCTTCGGTGTACTCCGCCACCGCGAGATCGTCGTCTTCGGTCCATGCTGCCGTGTCCACGGTCGTTCCTTCCTGGTCGGGGATGTCGGTCGGATCGGTCGGGTCGGTCGGGTC